TATACAACCATCGGGATAAGACGTGGCGGACGCAAGAACGTAGCACGGGAAGGTTCGGCATTATGGATCCGCTCTATACAACCGAAGAGTCTCAAGCCGGTTTTTTTTGGGCTGATGAAATTAAGCACTTAGAGAAACTTGGTGCGCAGATGGCTATCCAGATTTATGAGGAAGCTATTCCCTATACACCTACCAGGGAAGAGATACGCTTTCGTAACGAGTGGAATAGTTAGCCCGTGTGTCAGCAACAGGATAAGAACACCAGTGATTAAACAGGAAATCAGGGCGCTGTTTCTGGCGCACGGCTTCAAAATGCAGCAGCAGCCTGATGGAAGTACAGATTTAGATCCCGCTTGCTACAGCGTCGCTCAGGCGCTTGCAGAGCGATTCAGAGATATTTACGGGCAACCGGCAGGGATTGTTGAGATCGCCGCTGGTGGTGGCGCAGAGGGGCGCACGGTGGCGCTGTTTCACGATAAGGCGGCAAGCATTGAGTTTCCGACCTATATCATGCGCAAGCCGTCGAAAACCTCCGCGCTGGCCACCAGCAAAAATCCGGTATCCGGGCGCTGATGGACGACCGGCTAAGTCAGTACGGCTGGCTCTCTTTTGAGGGCTGGCCGGACAGTGAAGTTCACGACTATCTCACGACGAAATGCGGCATCATCCACGCCCGCAAGTTACCCGATGGCAGCTGGACCGGCCTTCTGCGCCTTCTGTATACGCTCAGCGTCTGCATGGGGATCACGCCAACGGACGTGTATCAGTATCGCTGGTGCTTCGAAGACCCGGAAGAGGCGGTGTATCTGTACAAAAACGCAGTGGAAGTAGACGAGATACCGGATCGCCGGGAGTCGCTGGTGGACCACCGGCACACGACCGGCACTCCGCTTTACGTTGAGTTTGATCAACTGGGTTTGCCGAAGTGGCGTTAATCACCAGCTGACGCATAGAACGGTTAAACAATAAACAAACAGATTAACTAAACTTGTTACTTTATGAGCCATTAAGTTTAATGGCCTCAATACCTGCTTATTGCTTTCAAAATGGAATAGTAATGAATTTTCTAAAACGGTTCTCAAAGGACTATCGGCGCATTACCTCTCGCCACAACATCCCTTACGCGCAGGTTGCTGGAAGTAATAGCCGTAATGATATATCCAGCATTGTTATCCCAACTGTAGGCGCTGACTTTATTGAAGAGGCCATTCTTAGCGCCACGTTCGCAGCACGCTATGCGCCAGAGCTGCGCGAAATAGTTATCGTGACCGATCAGCCTGCTTCCGCATTTACTAATCTGCCGGAAAAGGCGCGGGTTGTGACACTGGATATTCAGATCCCAAATCCTTCACACCGCTATGCGCAGATATACAAAAGCCGTCTCTTGAAAATGCAGGCTCCGTTATCAGCCAGCCCGGACTCGACCGGCGTACTGATGATCGACTCAGATTTAAATCTTCTGAAAATGCCGAGCTACCAACTGGAGAAATTCAGCCTCTACTCATGCTTCCGTAACGGACGTATGGGCGCGAAGTTTGAAAAGCGTGGTTATCAGAACGTGCCAGCCTATTACGCTAACAGTGTGCGGCCTGGTCTGGAACAGCATGTTAACAGCGCGTTCCTGGCGGCTACCTACTTCACATGGCAGAGGCTCTGCCCGTTGTGGGTAAACCTGTTTAATGACACATGGGAAACGCTCCCGGATGATCAACCACCAACGGATCAGCCGCCGCTGTCAGCCGCACTGGACACCCTGGACTATCAGACGGTGAACCTGGGTGACTGGACTAACTGGCCGGTATCCAAAAAGATTGGTGGCACGCCGTCTGTTATTCCAAAAGAAGTGATTGGCGCTCATGGTGGCTTCCCGTTAAGCGAATGGCATAAGTATCTGGATAACCCCGATCAGCCGCTGCTGTTTCGAGGTCAGGATTACACCCGCAAGGTGCGTTATCTGACGGATGAAGAAAAGCGAGCTGGCGTTTCATCCTGATTTCCGCTGTCCACCAGCTATCCGGCTGGTGGCCGGTTATGAGTTACAGTAAACGCGGCTCTACGTTTTGACGTGAAGGCGCAGATGTATAAAGTAGAATTAATCAGGTAGGAATAGGGATGAAATACGCGCAGCTGAAGCGCTTCTGGCATGTGGAAGTTATTGGTATTGAGAAAAAGTTTTCCTGGGTTCGGCTTGCAACAAGACTCCGCAATAAGCCGGGGCTGAAGTTCATTTTTTGGTGGCGCTTAGCAAGTTTCCTTTATGAAAATGGATACCGCCGCATCGCGTACCGTATTCACTCACGCATTAAAGGCCGCTTTGCTTGCGATATTATGTTGGGCGCAAAGATAGGCGAGGGCTTGAGTATCGCACATCATGTTGGCGTCGTAGTCACCAAGCGGGTTGTGGCAGGGCGCAATATGCGGCTGACGCAAAACTCCGTAATAGGAAACAGTGGGAAGGGAAAAGACGGTTCAATTCTAATTGGCGATAACTTTTTCCTGGGATCAAATAGCTGTGTAATAGCTGATAATCTGGTGATCGGGAATAACGTTACCGTCGGTGCAATGAGCTTTATCAATAAAGACATTCCTGATAACTCCACTGTCTACACCCGCAAAACTGTAGAGCTCGTAGAAAGGGATTAAAAGCCCTGCAACCTGACGAATTAAGAACATCGCGTAGACGCCTTCTCCTTCTTCCGACTGACAACCAGCTATCCGGCTGGTGGATTGTTAACGGATTAAGCCTGCCAGCTACGCAGTACCTGACAGGCTTAACATCAACTAATTCCGAATTTATTGGCCAGAGAAAGAACTAGTTAGGTCGCCATTGATATTGATTGGGTAATTAACACCTTGGAAGTGTTGACCGAGGAAGTTACCGATCGTCGTCATGTCTTCATTAGTCTTAGTGCGGTGAGTGGATGCATTGAAGTCATAGTTATCCTGATAACCGCGAACAACGCCGTTGAATGTCCACTGTCCAGAGGCATCACGATTTAACGTACCTTCCATCTGAAGGGTGATATTGCCGAGGTAGTAATTAGAAACCAGGCTATCAATACCTGTGTCATAAGCAAACTTTAGGCTGAAGTTGTAGCTGCCTGGTGCGCTCATAGCCATTAACTGATCATTAAAACCAGCGATTTTCTGCGGTGCGAGCTGAAGACCAATTTTGTTGATATCAACATTCATTGGACGACCATTACCCCAAAAGAAATTAGCCAGTGCTGAAACCACGCTATAAGGACCACCACTTAGCTGGTCGCTCATATTGTTTAATTGCCAGTCACGCCACTGGGCACCATTACCCGCCATAGCAGAAATGCCAGCAGTCCCCATGGCCGGACCCACAACACAGTCGTTCAGATAACAATTGTTTTTAACCCACTGCAGCAGGGTCGTGAGATCATTCTTATTAACGCAATCCAGGCCGGACTGGCTGTTGAAGTAGCTGCCATTAAGCACCTGTTGATACATCATTGCTTGTGCCTGACCTGGCGGAACAGAGGTAGAGCCGCCTGGGCTATAGCTACCAAATCCGGCAGGAGGACCACCAGCACTTACTGCCGGTGCGCTTACAACCAAAGTACCTTCGCTCATATGTATCTCCTTATGTTTATCATGTTGTTAACGCGATAAAGAGGATAACAATTCAGGCCGAACATCGGCCAGAAACATATGGGTTTTTATACAGTATTAATTAGCATGTTTAACTGCTTTAAAAGCGAAGCGACAGGCTTTGATAATTCTAAAAATAAAATAATCAATAAATACAGTTTCTTATACTAGTGCTTTTGTCTGCAATTGATAACGATTGCTATTTGTATATAATGTTGCCTAATGAATATCCATGAGCGAGGGCGTTATGACAGGAAGAGCAGCAAAAGGGATCGCTTTGGTATTAGCTGGTGGCGTTTTATTGGCCCTGGGTGGCGTCGGTACGCTGGTTTATCTCAGAACTGGCGCTCAGTATTACAGCGCTTCAAATCTGGAAGAGTGTAAAAAATACACAAATGAGCAGGCAAAAGAAGCCGTGCTAAGCGCACGACTCAAACAGCCCAATGCTTGGGAAACCTGGAGTGAAGCCTCTGAAGTCGCCAATAAAAATGGCATAAGGTTCGTTGATAGCGAAATCCAAGGTCCGGATAAGATCTGGCTGGTTCCGTTCTACGAAGCAAAAGCGCCTGATAAAAAGCAGTTCGGTATGCTGGATTGTGGAACATTAACAGTCGAGTTTGCGTCAGAATAATGCGCTTTCGTCCTAAATCACAAACCGCTTATCCTGGCCGTCACACTGACTCAGAGGCCACCTGCATGACCATTCCAACCGACTTACAATCCCTTGCCGTAAATGCGGCCGCAACGTCAGAACCAGCGATCGCCGGCGAATTAATCCTGAACGCCGGCGCAGTATTTTCTCTGCCAATTATTCCGGCGCCGCTGGTGGTGTCGTTTTACGGCACAGACGGCACGCGGGCGCAGCTTACAGTGAATAAGGGCAGGGTGACGTTTGAGGGCGATCCCAACGCTGCAGCAGAAATGTTTATCGAGGCGGTGACACGACGCCACGCAGAGCAGTGGGTGGCGCAGCAGGAGCGGCTGGAGTTAGCAGAAGCACAGCTGGCGGCATACTCACACCATAACGGCCTGATGATGTTCTCACAGCGGCTGGTGGACGCAGAGAAGGAGCGTGACACACTCCGCGAAGAAATTAACCAGCGCCGGACATAAGTTAACAGGCGTGCGGACTGGGCGAAACGTTCACTATAGTTAGCAGACTTACTAAGAGATCACGTTATTTTATCCGGGGAATGTCTTTTAGCCGCGTGGTATATCGAGGCGACAGCATTTCCCTCTTCATCTGCCATGCACTGTCATGCTCTCCCTGTCCCGCAAAGAATACCTTTCCTCTCCCAGATCGATTGATCGCGTCCAGTGCTGCCATTAGCGCATCAGCATTAGCTCGCGGCTGCTGCTCACTGAACAGGTCAAACTGCGCGACGTCTGACTGGTAAAAATCCCCCAGCATTACGCCTGCTTTAGCGTACCGGTAGCCGTCCCGCCAGATGGTGCTCAGCCCACGCAGGGCGGATTCAATAATGTCCCGTGTATCGCTGGTGGGGTAATCACAGATACAGGAAGCCGTATTCGAATACTGCGGATCATCCCCGTGCCTGGCGGTGGCGATCGACACGCCAATATGACGGCAACGTGAGTGTTGCTCTCTCAGCTTTTCTGCTGCACGGGTGGCATACAGTGTGACGGCCTGCTTCATGTCCTCCAGCTCTGTGATCCTCTCCCCAAATGACCGCGAGTTTAAAATGTTCTGCTTTGGTGGCGGGGCATCTTCCAGTGCTATGCAGGATTCACCATTGAGCTCGCGGGTAGTGCGTTCAACGATGACGTCAAAGTTTTTCCGGATCATGCTGATGTTGCTGTCAGCAAGCTGTAAAGCCGTATTGATACCCAGCTGATACATGCGCTTGGTAATGCGCGGGCCGATACCCCATATATCGCTGACGTCGGTCAGGTGCAGTAGTTTTCGCTGCCGGGTTTGGCTCGACAGATCAACCACGCCTTTTGTTTGCGTCCATTTCTTCGCAGCATTGTTGGCTAATTTGGCCAGCGTCTTCGTTGGGCCAAATCCTACGCCGATAATCAGCCCGGTTTCACGCCGGACGCGCTCACGCATCTGTTGTCCGAACGTCTCAAGGGGGATCACATTGCTAATGCCGGTGACGTCCAGAAATGACTCATCTATGGAGTAAACCTCCTGTCCAGCCGCCATCTCTCCCAGGATGGCCATCATGCGTGCAGATAGATCGCCGTACAGCTCGTAATTGGAACTGAACACATGCACGCCATTCTGTCTGAAAAAACGCTCATTCAGAAACAGCGGCGCCGCCATCTTGATCCCCAGGCGCTTTGCCTCCGCCGAACGTGCGATCACACAGCCGTCATTGTTCGAAACGACGACAATGGGCTTACCGCGCAGATCGGGCCTGAACACGGTTTCACAGGAGGCATAAAAGTTATTGGCATCGGCCAGCGCGAACATGCTTACTCTCCAGCGGGTCCGTTAAAGCCGATCCCGGCCACATCCGTTAAGGCATAAGCCACTACACCCCACACAGGAAGCGCCTGGCTCACATCGAGCAGCGTTACAGTCTCGTCCGCATCCAGCGCTTGTAGAGCGGGAACCGGATTGAGCAGTAACCGCCTTAGCGTCAGCTCGCCGTCAAACTCCGCCACGATAAGCTGGCCGTGCGCGGGCGTCAGGGCGCGATCGATGGCCAGCACCGAGCCTTTAACGATCCCGGCTCCGGGGCAGTCGGTTTCGCTGCGCATCAGATAGGTTGAGTAGGGGGAAAGATATACCAAATCGCCCAGGTTCAGGCGCGTTTCAGTGTAATTCTGGGCGGGGCTCTGAAAGGCCATTGCAATGCTCCATTCTGAACAGCGTTATATAACTCCTGATATGAGTATAAGACGCTACAGGAGGCAATGCTCAGATGTGCAGACCAATGTCCGCTATGAGCGAGGAGCGGACGTTCTCAACTCCAATAGCTACATGACTAAAATTGAGTTGTCTTGATCAACGGAGTGCCGATCATAGTCACTTTAGCTGGTTCAAAGGATAAGAGTTAGTAGTACTTGAACCGTCACTGTAGAATTCGGTAATAATAATCTTTTTACCATTAATAGCATATTTGACCGTACTGTCTGCAGGATCATCCCGCCAGCGACCGGTGCTCTCAGGGTTGTTAGATGCCCACATAACTTGATCACCTATAAGTTTGCACTTGATTGCCCAACGGGTACCATCGTCCTGCCGGATATAATGGACATAGGCAACACCTGATTCGACTTTATCCAACTGCATGATCTTATGGTCACGGCCAAACATTGCAGCAGAAGCAGCTTTGCAAGCCTGACCAACTGTGACTTCAGAAGCCTGTGCTGGCGCAATAAAAACCAGCGAGATAAGAAGTAAGAGTTTGTTCATACTGTTCAATCCATGTATTTACAGAAATAATGGTAATTGTATATTTCGGCAATCTAAAGCGTTTCTTGACAAGAATTTAGTGTTGCGTTTACAGGACTGATCAACTTAATCCCTGTGTAATCTCAAATTCTGTCTGAGTATAAGATTTATTCTTGTTGTGCAGCCTAAGCATGATTAGTAATCCTACAGTGCTAAGTGCTCATATCAATGGAATCACCTGTTCCCCGTTGAACAACACAGATTGTTGTTAGCCTCGTCCGCTTGTGGCACAAAGCAGACATGCCGGACCTTTTCGAATCACCCATCACTAAGCCTGCAGATATGGGCGCGGTACATGTCGGTCCCTCGCCGGTTTTTTTCCCGTCGGGTTTTAATTAATTTACCGCTTACGCTTGCGACTGACTCTTAAGTAATTAATATAGATAGTGTTGTGTCATAGGTGAGCGCTCCTACCGCTCAGTGACGGGAGGATGTCTGACGGGATTGCCAGGCGTCTTCCTCACTACATCGAAAACTATATAACAGCACAATACGCTACCACCGCGTTTTATACCTGCCCTCCTCCTCGGAAGGCAGGTATTTTTTATGCTTATCACTAGAAGGTTAGCAACTTCCGCTTCTGGCACAAAGCGGACTGCCGTATAAGCGATACTGGCTTTGAGCGATGATCAGATGTTCGCAAATGTTGTCATATCTGGTCAGCGCTGCCATTTTGCAAAAGCTAGTTACCGCTCATCAATTTCTGATAACCGCTGGGCGTGATCCCAATCAGGCGGCTAAATACGCGCCTCATTACATCGGGCCCGGAAAAACCACATTCAGCCGCAAGTTTTTTTGCAGGTAATTTTTCTTTTTCAATCAGCAACTTTGCTTTTGATACACGCTCACGTTCCAGCCACTGTGCCGGGGTAAGGCTGGTCTCCTGCCGAAATATCCGTGTAAGGTGCCTCTGACTGAAGCCAATGTGCTCTGCCATCATGGCAACCGAAGTTACCTCTTTTATATTCGCAATAGCCCATCTCTGCAGATCCTGAAGAGCAGTGCGGCCATCAAGGGAAAGCGCACTGCCCCTCACAAATTGAGACTGGTTAACCGGCCGGCGAAAAAACATGACCAGTTGATCCGCGACTTCTGTCGCCACACTCCTGCCAAGATCTTCCTCTACCAGACGTAGCGCCATATCAAGGCCAGAGGTTACGCCTGCTGCCGTTCTGATTCGGCCATCGGCAACATACAATGCGTCTGCCTCTACGATGACTTCAGGATGTTTAAGGGAAAGCGTATCCGCACATGCCCAGTGCGTGGTCACTCTTTTCCCATTGAGCCTTCCGGTAAGCGCCAGAAGCAATGCGCCCGTACACACTGAACCAAAACGTTTGCTTGACTCACACAGCGCGTTGATTTCGGCCAGCACACGCGTGTCCGGCTGGTAATGAGCAATTTCCGGCGCTCCAGCAATAAGGAAAGTCTCAGCCGAAAATCCGCCACAATCTGACAGTGTTGCATCTGCCGACAGTTTAATCCCGGATGAGGACTGAATACTAAGACTGGTGACGGAGATGACGTGTAGCGTGTAAAAGTTGCGTTTAAGTACCCGATTGGCCTCAGCAAAGACATCCATTGGTCCACAGATATCCAGCATCTGAACACCTGGCACCGCAAGGATAGCGACTTTATGACTCATTTTATATTCCCAGCGTCCTGAATCATCTTTATGTCCTTTTTAGTCTTTAAATTACACTTCAGGACATGCATGTTAGGCCTTACTCTGCAGCCCTACAACAAAGAAGAGGAGTTTTTAATGAGTCGCACAATCGAAAGTATCAGCATTCCAGACACGAAAATGGCCCGTGAAGCCACCGAGTTCATTCGTGACAACGAATCAGATTTGCTTTTTAACCATTCAAGCCGTGTGTACCACTGGGCAGCCCTGGCTGGCCAGAAAAGAGGAATTAAAGCCGATGCTGAACTTCTGTACATCGGATGTATGTTCCATGACATTGGCCTGACTCATGAATATTGTAGCTGCGATAAACGTTTTGAAGTCGATGGGGCAAATGAAGCCCGTAAGTTCCTGGAAGGTTACGGTGTCAGCACACTGGACATTGATAAAGTCTGGACCGCTATTGCCCTGCATACCACGCCGGGTATTCCAGAGTTCATGGCACCTGAAATAGCTCTGCTCACGGCAGGCGTTGAAATGGACGTGCTGGGAATTGATTATCAAAAATTCTCACAGGAAGAAATCAGCGCGGTGACCCGGCAGTACCCGCGTACGCCTGACTTTAAGGAAGAGATCATTCAGGCCTTTTATGACGGTATCAAACACAAGCCACAGACTACATTTGGTAATGTGAAAGCAGATGTACTGGCAGACAAAGACGCCCACTTCAAACCTATGAACTTCTGCAGCATCATCCGTCAGTCACGCTGGCAGGGCTGAAGCCAGACTTTGTGAAAGGCAGCCCGTACGAAAGCGTCATATTAGCAGGATGCATGAGCATTATTCTGTGGCGCCTTTCATGATGATTTGCACAACATTTCCTGAAGCTATGGCACGACATTGATGTGATGCCTTTATAGCTAATTACGCTATAGCCTCATGCAGCCCAGGGAATTTCCGGGTTTTTAAGCTGTTTCAGGAGGTGACAGAATTGTTATCGTTTCCAAATTTCATCTACGACTGGAATATGGCTATGTCTGGTAGTTCGGAGCGGCAGCTGCTTTTGAGAATTATTACCTGTCTTCTAAAGCCGCTCTCGGGCAGTGATTTACAGTAACGCGTTGCTAACGAAGCATGGCTGATCTGAAAGGCACCAGACACTCCGCATCAGGCATTTTTTTGGACAGGAGTTTGATGCTGAATTTAATAATGATTCAATGTTGAAAACTTCCGCTTTTGGCACAAAGCAGACATAAAAAAAGCCCCGATTAAGGGGCTTTGGAGAGCAAAGGCTAATGGCAACATCAAGCAAGAAACATGTGCTTTGTAAATTACCAAATCCTTAGATTTATACAACTCATTTCAGCGCCAGCCTGAAACTCTTAACCCTACTATTTCTGGCAGGTGTTAACGCCTTTTATTCCGCTTTCTGCGGTTCTGCCGGTGCCGCTGCGGCCACCAGCTCCGGCTCAGGCTGTGGGACGTCGGCTTTCATCTTTGCCAGCAGAATAGTGCGCTGTAATTGCGCCTTTTCGGTAGCCTCTTTCACCATGTCTTCATCCAGCCCGATAACCGCGTATTTATCGAGGCCTTCAACACGGAACAGGTTCGTTTCAGACACCAGCTGCTTCAGGCCAATTTCATTCTCCGGGGTAATGTAGAGCAGTTGCGGCTCTGCTTCTGCGCCGTCCGGGATGTACACATAAGCACGCTGGCCAACGCCGATTGCCTGAAGGAACAGGAGGCAAACTGCCAGAGGCAGTGAGGGATGTGACACGCTCATTGGCTGTAGCTTACCGGCCAGCAAGCCGTGTAGTTTTACGTCATATGGCCTGAAACGGCTGATTGTCTCCACGCGCCATGAGCCCGCCAGCGAACCGTCCACAAATGCCTCGCCAGTTGCATTCATAGCGATCTGACGCATGAGTAGTTGCGCAAAGCTGTTATCAAGCGTCGGCGCGAGGGGCAATGCGCCGGTTTTTTCGTTGATAGAGTTCACAGCATCCTGGCGGCTGGCGGCATCTTCCGGCAGTTCTTGTTGGTGTAACAGCCAGAAGCGATCGTTTTTGTTAACCCACACTGTCACGCCTTCAACGTTCTGCGGCTCAAAACCCAGCGCGCCTAACAGCGCAATCTCCACATCTTGCGGAAGGATCTCGCCCTTATCGTTCAGCTCAATCGCGGTTTCTTTATTGATAATGTATCTGGTCATGATCGGGCCTTATTTGGTTGTGGTCTTTCTGCTGGTGGAGGTGCTGCTGGTGGTATCGGTCGCTGCTGGCTCTTCAGTTGCTGCTGTCTCCTGCAACTCTGCCGAGGTAGTGGCCGTATGGTCCTCTGTCGGCGTCGGATCGGCCTGAACCGATGTAGAGGAGCCAAAGCCGTTATCGCCCCGGACGGTTTCTGACAGCTCATCGACTTCTTTCCAGGTGACAGGCTCGACTTTCTCGATCATTGCCTGCGCAATTACCATTCCGGCTTTTGGCTCAATGAACTCGCCACCTTCATCGGCAATCATGCGCAGTTTGATCTCGCCACGGTAATCGCTGTCGATGATGGCCACGTTGTTTGCCAGGCGCAGGAAGTTATTCGCCGCCAGCCCGGAGCGGGGATAAATCTTCATGCAGTAGCCTGCCGGAATCTCCACGGCCAGCCCGGTTGTGATCCACCATGCACGCGGCTGGCGTGCCGCGCCTGGCGTCTGTACAACGTTGAGTTTCACGTCCAGCGCGGTGATATCCCACGCAGCAGCGCCGTCTGAACCTCGGAACGGCAGTACTGCATCAGGGGTGAGGCGTTTGATCTTAACTTGTGGCATGGCTTTTCTCCTGTGATTTAAAGGTGTAATGGCGGCGCTTGCGGACAGAGTTTTCATAAAGGGGAACGTCTGTGTATTCCACCAGCCCACGGGCAATGAGTTTCTTAACTGACTGCAGGAAGAGGGAGTGACTTACATCAAATTCCTGACGCACGTTTCTGGCGGTGATGTACCGGTGCTGGTTGAGCAGCATCAGAATGTATTCTTCAATCTTCCCCATCTTCAGGGGCATCAGGCTGGTGGCATACGCGGCAGACACTGCCAGGGTGTACTCGTTGTCAATAGACCGCGTGATTAGCCCATTCTTCTGCAGGTCCAGCAGCGTTCCCCGGATGACGTGCGTAGACGTGTCAGGCAGGGCGCGTGTAAAGCGGCGGCGCGTGGCGATACGCTCATCTTTCAGCAGCAGCAGCACAGCTGAGGCTGTCTCCGGATAGCGGGCGCGAAAAATTTTAAGTTTTGGTAAAAGGCGCTTCAAAGTTCTGTTATCCTTGCCAATGGTTTATTTCGGATACCTACATCCAGTGGTTAACGTTTGAACCTGATTGATTGAACGGAATAAGGGAGCCAGTGATGGTTCCCTTTTTCTTTAGTCCTGAGTCCATTTCTCGCCCGTATCCACGCACACCACGCCGTGACACACACGCCCTTGATCGAGCCTGAAAGCCATGCCGCCCAGCCGGTTGCGCCTGCGATAGAATTGCGCGCCTGACAGGTAGGCATGCGGCACGCCGGAATCAATCGCCCCTTCCTCCGTACACTGGCCGTCTTCTGCATCGGCATAGCCACGCGCAAACTCGCTGAGCACTTCACGCCGGTCTTCAAAGCGAATAATTTCGCCCTGATCCGGATCGCGTGCGTACTCGATCGCGCCGGATTTAACGAGGTATGCGACGGTTTTGGGATGCCGGAATATTTCCTCGCCCCAGTACTGGCCGGTGCAAGAATCGACGTAGGAGCCGCTGGAATAAGTGCCGATAGGGTTAGAGACGTCGTGAGCCATAGCCACTGCCACAAAGAAATTAACGACGTTGCCGGTAACAGACATTATTTCCCCGCAAAGAGCCGTTCACGGCTGCTTAAGGTGTTGGTTTCCTGCCGGGTGAAAGCATCGTCCACCAGCCCAACAAACGCGGCAAATTCACTTCTGTAATACTCCAGTAGTTTATTTGCGGCGCGGTCGGTGATGTTTTCCACGTAATAGCAGGCGCTGTGTCGGTCGCGCCAGGGTTTATCGAGGGTCAGCAGCGGAACGGCTTCAGAGAGGGTATTAACGCTGAACTCCACCAGCACAACTCCGCCGCGCTCGATGGCGGTGAAGTTCAGCTGGTGGGCCTCAACGGTAAACGTTCGTGTCAGTAAGATTTTTTCTCTGGCCATCGGTAATCGCAGGGTGCGGGACGGCCTGAATTGTGGGGGATAAACCTTACCGTTACAATTATTATTTCTTTAGATTTCGATAAACTTAATTCTCTATTCTCCGTCCAGTATCCCCGACATTTTGCCTTTCTGACTTTCAGAGCGGCGCAGATAGCGCATGACAGTTTTCGGATCCTGCCAGGTGCCTTCCTGCATGATTTGGGTAATTGTTGCGTCGCGTTCGGCCATGTCCATCGCCGCACCGACACGGGCGCTGTGACCGGACCATTTCGTATAACGGCCTTTGTTATCCTGTACCGGGTCTTTCCCCAGCAGATCCCATGCGTCTTTGAAAATCTTCTCTGTTGCCGGTGCTGACATAGGCTTTTCAGACACGCCAGCCGTATTGTTATGGCGGACCGGCCCGAAAACCATCGCATCCGGATGATGGATCAGCCCGGAAAGGTCCAGCCAGTGCAGCAGATGACCGGCAGCGGCACGGCTGAGGTGCTTTATCACGCCCGCGGCCGTCACCATCGTTTTAGTGTGTGACAGGTTAATAACCACATGGCCACTGTCGCTGATATCGAGGTCGCGCACCCGGATGCGGCTGAGCTCGGACATTCGGCAGAGGGTGTTATAGGCGACAAACAGGAATGCCAGGTTGCGCTGATCGGTCAGCCGTTCGGAACGGCCCATGAGGTGCGACAGCAGCTGCAGGTCAGGAAGTCGGAATGGCACAGCCTGGCCGGTGCGCTCGCCCTGCAGAACGGCCTCGCGGCGGATGCGTTTCATGGAGCGTTTCAGGTCCACGCTTCCCCGGAGATCAGGCAGGCCACTTTCCCGGCATAACATGTTCATCATGGCATAGTGCTTGTCGATCGTGCTCGATGCCAGGCCGCTTTCTGCCATATCAAGAAAGTATTCCCGCGCCAGCTCAGGGTCGATCGGCAGATAGCCAACGTCACGCTCGTTGCACCAGAAGGCCCAGCGACGGATGACAGATAAAAGGTCACGGAAAGTATTCTCGGAATAAGCGGCCTTATCTGCGATGAATCTCCGCAGATTATTAGCAATGTCTTCCGGAGTTAAATGCGTTAATTCTGCCGGGAGAGCGCCGGTCTTTATTTGAGCCAGATGTTTCATTTATATATTTCATCCCAAATCAGAGAGACAACGCTACGCGAAATCTACAAAAACAGCAGGGGTGTGATACGTCAGATTTCACGTAGCGACGCCTGATGCAAAACCGCTCACAAAGTACGCAGATTGCCAGCGGCTTCGCTAATCTGATCATTTGATCATCAACCACTGATCAAGCATACATGAAACAGGTGGAACTTTATATAAGGCTTATTATTTAAAGTTCCCTTTTTCGTCACTTTTTGCCCGCCGTGTGTCTTAAGGAGTAGCTAAATCGAAAAATTTGCAAATTCGTTACGTTATTGTTCGTGATCGCCAGGGTGCCTTCATATATGATCATTTGGCATTCATTTGATTGCTTTCCGAAACTGTTATCACTGGAAACCTTCGGGTGGCACGCGTAGTGCCGGGTAACAGACACACACTTTTTGCACACAGTTTCATTAGTGAGCCTGTACAGCAGAAATATCTGGCAGAAGCCAAATGCAGACTATTCTTATTATTGCAATTCTAAGGAGAGTTAATTTTACATGGCTACTGTTTCTGTCTATATTCGCCTGCATTAAGTCCAGAGAGACTTGTACCGCTCATTAATATTTTTGGAATACGATTATGCCTAACTTCAGCGATGTAGAATTTGAAAAGCGTTATAAACATTTTCTACAGGTACAAAAAGAGTGGCTGACTCTCATCACGGACAACCAGATTTTCAGCGATAGAAACTCCATGGGTGAAGAATGTCGCCCGATTGGCTTCATCACAGACAAGAAAGCCTTTCAACGTGCAGAGCACCTGCTGGCTGACTGGCAGAGCTTTGCCGACCTGGCAGAAGAAAAGCGCAAAGAGCGCTCTATTGCGATCACCACTAACCTTTACCTGCCGGTTCCTATCCTGATCACCAACCCAAAGCACGTCACTATCAACCGCTTCCGCGCAACGGCCACCGCTAACCATACCCGCGAAGATATCCTTAAGCGTTATGAGAAACAGCTTGCCAAGTTGCGCAGGGTTCCATTCGCTGCCGGTGCGATCATGTCGCTGGAAGATGAAATGAAAGCGTTTGAAGCTGCAGCGTCAGGCGCAATGTATCGCGCACGCACCAGCAACTACTCTGATATTCAGGTAACAGCGCGCTACACCGAAGATAAGAAAGATGAAGGTGAATCTTTCCGTTATGGCGCACATGGCATGCTGATTTACGGCGACAAGATGGATAAAGAGCGCGATATCAAGCTGAACGTAACGAGCAACGGTAATTACACGTCGCCATACGATGCTATCTCACCCGTACCATGTTCAATCCTGCCTAATGCCAAGCTGTATACCATGGAAGACGTGGAATACAGCAAAGTGCTGGCCGCGCAGCGTTCCTCCGTGGCGTACACCGTGAACACCCGCCGCGCTCAGTTTGAGAACAGGGCAAAGGCTAAGATTGCTAAGGCAAAAGACGCAACAGAAGCGCGTCTGTTTAAAGCTGAAATTGAAGAGAATCGCGATCTCCTGGCGAAGCTGGAGGCTTACGACTGGGCGCTGCTGGACAAGAAGGTAGCAGCCGGTGATACAGAACAGCTGACCATGCCTGAAATGCGTAAGCGTTATGGTGGTGAAGAGCCTCGTGCTGGAAAAAACATGCGCAATATGTATAGTTTACTGCGTGAGTTAGAGAGTAACCTGAAAAATCAGGACAAATAAAAAGCGATATTCTGCCGCCAGCAGGGAAAACGGAAGGGCGCATAAGCGCCCTTTTTTGTGGCTGCTATCCGGCCATTATGCTCGGTATATGTTCAGTTACTGACTACAGTGGTTGTTTGCTGGTGGTCAGGTCAGTAGCGCATCCAGCTCTGACAGTTCATCCAGCTTGCTCTGTGTGAAATCAGCCATATCTTCGCTCAGTTCGGCCTCTGCCGGACGATAGCCAATCAGGAAGATGAAGCAGTAAGTATCCCAGCGGTCAGGCGACTTGATGTTAAGTTTCTGGCGCATCTGCGGCTTCGGCACCATCATGATCCGCCCCATTTCATCCATAAAGTACGGAATTTTAGCGGCCTGCTCTGCCGTATACTGTGAGATATCTATGCGCATCCTGCCCGACCGGATCGCATCAGCGGCCATGATATTCGACCAGGCGCGCTGGTTCTTGAATCGCTCCCTCACCTTCTTACTGAATGGCGGCTGGCCCCAGCGGATGCTGATAGCGTTAACGCCCCTGCGCTCCAGCTGCTTAAGCGTACCCGAACCCACGCCGTCACCATCCACCGCAATCGTAATGCCCGGATAGCGCTCTTGAGTGCATTCATTGGCGATGTAGTCACCGAATGAGATCGGGTCCATTGTGCCTGGCATTTCCACCAGCTTAAACGACACGACGCGGCGCGCATCACCATACCCGGATACCTTACAGATGTTGAGTATCGACTTATCACGCCCGTTACCGACGTCAGCGGTAGCAACCCAGCCCCAGCCCTTCTCCAGAAACACTTTGCGGCGGGCTGCGCGATCGCACTCGTCACGCCCCAGCAGATAGCCGCTGACATTGCGCGGGAAGCGTCCCAGCACCTTCACCATATACTCCAGTGAATCGCGCCCGCCGTACTCCACCAGTTTCTCCCGGATGAATTTCAGGGTAACGTGTGGCGCTTCTTCGGAGTTGAGCACAATGGCATTCCAGAAGCCGTTAGGGTTATCCGGATTTTTGGCTAACGAATGGTGCGAGTCATAGAAGTAACCACTGGGGCGAGTAGGCTGTGACATCATCAGCATGCGGTTATCGTCTTCTGTCAGCGCACCACGCATGATTGCGATCGCTTTGTCAGAGATACCCGACGCCTCATCGAGGATCAGCAGGATGTGTGCGGCGTGCTCACCCGCCAGCGCTTCCTCGTTACCCAGGCGATAGCCCTTACACAGCACCTCCCAGATACCCTTACGCGACTTTTCATAAAACATGGTGTCGGTCAGGGTGAAGTAGTTTTGTAGCCACGGGTGACGTCTGGCGGCGTTCGCCCAGTAGGTTTTGACGTACTTGAATACGCCGGTCTTAACCTGCCCGATTTTGTTGGCCACGATGATTACACGGGCATCCGGATACATGATCATGTAGATAAGCAGCATCATGGCCGTCAGAGATGATTTCCCCGTACCGTGTCCGGACGTCACGGTAGTCTGGCTCCCTGTCTCCTGTACGGAGTTCATGATCTCTTCCTGCTGCCAGGTGGGGATCATGCCAAATAGCTCAACGACTGCCAGCGCCCAGTTGTAACGGTAGCGGATAACCATATCCCGCCAGCGCGGGTCCGTGGTGACGCTCTTTATGCGCTTCTGACCACCCATCAGGCTTCGTCCTCGCCCGGAATAACCTCTATCTCAGGCGGTATGTCGTCTATGTCATCGCCGTACAGCTCCGCCGTGGCCATGTAGTCAAAGTTGCCGTTGAGATTACCCTCGCCCGCTGTTTCGCCGGCGCGGTTCTCTCCGTCTGCCTGGACGTCACCAAATCCGCCGCCATCAACCAGCGCTGCCACTTCCGCACGGCGCGACTCAACAAACGCCGCGCTGGTGGCCTGCTGTTCCCGAAACTTCCGCGCATCCCGGTCCAGTTCGTCCTCAGTGACCGCGCCGCGCTCATCAACTGGCGGTTCGGCGTTCTTGAGCTCGTTCTCAAGGCGTTTGGATAGTGACTCTGGCAGTTTGATACCGTGCCGCTCGATGTACTCCGCCGTCTCCAGTAAATCCCAGTCCTTTTCCTCGCGCAGCTGGTAGGCACGGCTGATCACCTCACCGGCGTTATGCGTAAGTGCGTGCTTCTCATTGTCGCGCCGGTTCTTATCTGTGCCGCTGGCGATCGCCGCTACCCGTGTGGCGTGGTCATTGACGAGATAGCCGACCTCGATCATCAGCTTTGTCATTTTCAGGATGGGATGTGGTCCGCCTCCCCCCTCATCATCGCCCTTTTTACCGCTCTCCAGATTAACGGCTTCCAGCTCAAACAGATCGATTGCCCGCGCCGTGGTGCGCTTCAGGAGGTCCATGTGGGCCAGCGAGTCAAACAGCACCGTCAGGGCACTGGCTTCAACACCTTCACTCAGTACCTCTAATGCCGCTTCATAATCCTCCGGCCGCGGGAAGCCGCGCCGGTTGGCCACCAGCTTAGTTTCATGTCCTTCCTCAAACGGTTTTCCCTCCCCGCGTGGCTTCGGGGTGTGCTTCGGGCGCCCGGAATCCTGATCACCGGTATTTATGATCTTTTTGGCATGTGAAGCATTGGGCTTTTTCTTCGCGCCAGGCTGCGCTGCTGTCTCATCGCGTGGTTCCAGCACCCCCTCTAAAGCCGCGCTGTGCCTGAGTTTTCGCCCGTTTCGTCGGATGATCAGGTCTTCTTTTCTGGTGTGATCATTTTGATGATCAGAAGCGTGATCACTCAAATGATCATGATTGTGATCACCAGCCTGATCACGCATTGCGGCCAGCGCTTTGCCGTTCAGCTCCCGGCGTGCGGTGTTAAACGGCAGACCGTAGTGCTCACAGTACTCTTTGACGGTTATCCCGCTCTGAGCCTTCTGCTCGATGAAGGCTTTTCTGTGGTCATCCCAGTTAACTTTGGACATGGTTTATCGTTCAAAAGAGGCCAATAAACCGGGATGGTATGGAGTCTGTAATTTGCAGTGATCACAATAATGATCAGGTACTACACAAACGCGCTGGAAAGTTACCGTTTAAGTGTCATTTTTTTAAAATTAGTGATACTTTTAAACCTCAATCAAAGTACGAAATAAACCACTGGATAATTTAAATGACTAATAAAAAAGCTGTTTTAGTAGCTGTAGATGCGGGTTCAGGTAACGTTACGATTGCCTATGAGGAAAACGGCCAATGGCTTTCCCTCATTACCCCCTCACTGGTCCATGAAGGCCACCAGCAGTCCTACTCAAACCATGCGTCAGCTACCTGGTTTACCGAAAATGATAACGGGAACGAAGCAGCCTATACCGTCGTTAAAAAGGGCTTTACTGACCTGTACGACACCTGCGACCCGGACTACCAGATTTCTGCCCCACACCGCGTGCTGGTTCACGAATGCCTGAAACGTGCTGGCATCGTGGATTGCGACGTCATCCTGGGTGAAACCCTGCCAATCGGTCAGTTCTACAGTGGCACCGGCGTTATCAATCAGGACCGTATCAACCGCAAAGTTGAAAGCCTGAAAAAGCCTGTTCGCAACTACAGCGGCGACGTCGCGCCAGCGCGTATCAGACACGTTGAAGTCTTCCCGGAAGCCGTACCGGCGATTCTGGCCGCACAGACAGAGTTTCCTGATCTGGAGCAGGCACAGACCATTCTGGTGATTGATATCGGCAGATTCACCTGTGATATCGCTATCGTGGATGAAGAGCTGGTGCCAATTAAAAAGGCCAGCTTTGAGCACGGCATTCAGAAGATGATCAACCGCGTTCTGGTGCTGCTGCAGGAGTTTGAAAAGACTTCCGGACGCTCATTCAACGCCGAAGAAATTCCGGTTGGCATCGTGGACGACATTATTCGTCAGGGCTATATCGGTTCACGTATGGAAGCCGCTAAAGACAAGCGTATCGACGTAACCAGCGTTATCGATCAGGCTGCGGGTGAACTGGCGTCAGAAATCTGGCGTGACGTGCGTTCTTTACTGCGCAACGTAATTGCCCTTGATGCTGTTCTGGTTGTTGGTGGCGGTGCTAACTATCTGGCTGGCCGTCAGGCAGGCCTGAGCGACCATACAGCTGACTGGCACGATATGGTCATCATTCCGGCACAGCCAGAGCTTTCCATTGCGCGTGGCGTATTCATGGCGCTTATGTCGTCAGAGGATGAGCTGCGCGAAACGATCAAAGAGACGGCAAAAGTAAGCGATATTAAAAGCCGCGCCAGCGATAAAGGTTAACTATGAGTCAGGTATTAAGATTAAGTGGGCTGGAGGACGACGGGTTACTCACCGGCGCTGCTCTGGCTGAATATAACCGGTTACAGACCAACGCGGCGAAGCGTAGCTACCTGGTGCGGCTGGTACGCAGTGGCTACGCGCTGGATGAAATGGGCCTGAGTCCCGTCATCGAGCTGTTGCAGACAACGGACGGAAAGAAGTTCCTGAAAATGTCTGAGCGTGAGCGCCTGCAGCGTCTGCTTACCATGATCAGCGCTCTGCTGGGTGAAAGCGCTGGTGTGCCGGTTGCTGCTGCGCCAGCAGGCGTACAGTCAGCCCCACCAGCGGCAGAACAGTCTATGCCAGAGTCAGTAGCGCCACCAGCAGCAGAAGCCCTGCCAGCTGAGCCGGTAGCTACTGCCAGTGAGCCTGCGCAGCCCGTTGCTGCTCCTGCCCGGAGTACATCTGAGTTATCAGACGATGATGATAAGCCACAGGCATGGGGCGGTCCGTCAATGGCTAAAGCAGGCAAAGCACGCAGCCTGCTTGCGGCTAACAAAAAGAACGCCGGATAGTCCTGATTACCTTAGCCCCGTTCACATGAGCGGGGCATTCTCTATCCTTCCCCTTCTGCACATATCCATCAGTTCCCTTGCCATTGCGCACACCGACATTTGCTCCATTTCCTTTTTCTGTAGAACCTGCTTCGTGGCGCTTTCCACACACAGCGAACCGTAATTGAGATCCTTTCTTCCGCGTACCTTGAAGATATAGCCGTTCATGGCCTCCAGCCGATACTGGCGGGGATACGCGTCGGGATGTACACGGCATTGTGCGAACGGAGAACGAACAAAGGAGCGCAGGATATTGGAGATAATGCCGGTATTCACCACTAAGTGCGGGTATTCAGTTTCCACCAGCTTAGTGACTTCGGCCACTGTCATGTAGTCCCGTCTGCGTATTAACAGATCGGCTACCTCTATACTGCTCACCTTTTGTTCCATGTACTGCTCCGCTTGAATTGACTACAAGCAATTCTAAGGATTGTGTAATCCGAGCAAGTGCGAACGATGTAAATATCGCCATTATTAGCAGGTATGAATGGGTTTTCAGGATGATTCTGGCTATGACAGGCGTAAGGCTAAACTGGCTGGTGGGCTTTATAAGGATGTGAAGATCGCAGTACTGGCAGTGTACTCCAGCACTCTTAACGGCCTTCAGTAGGGCCACAATAAGTTATAGTTCCGGGCTGTGTTATCACGGATAAACCGGATGTGTTACTTAGAGTTTGAACGATGCGCAATGTTTTCCGGGTGCCGGATGAGGGTATTCACCCGGCGATCGTGTATCAGGTGGTGGCTAACTACTCTGAATCATAAAGTTACTATGTCACGTCCAGACTACTGATTATCATTGCCGCTATTAGACCAGCTTCCAGTCGCATGCGAGAAGATCGGTAGAAGCAGGCGACCAGTCGGAGACAGTCAGCCTTTCGGCGTCAATAAGTAAAAGCTGAGGCATCTGCGTGACAGTAGCCTTCGGATTACAGTCAAAGTAGCGAGCCGGTACGCCATACAGGTCTGCCCCGCTCAGCGCTGAGCGTATCATGCCTCTGTTGAGTCGCAGATAAACACCCTTTCCCCATGCTTCTCGCGCCACCTTACAGCCTTCTGTCAGCCATAGCTGGGCCACGGCCAACGGTGCATGCTCCTGCCTGAAATTCAGTTCGCCCTTCTCAATCATCGCTTCATTATGCAGGATCAAATCGTTCAGCTTAATCAGCGCGACACAGGCGGCGTGGTTCAGGGTTTCGCCATAACCGGTCATTGTCAGGCCGCTTTTGCTGATAACGGCGGCATATCCGGTGTTTTTGGTCTCGGACGTATCTGTAATGGTGTATCCAAGACGGGCAATGACCGCCAGAAGTGCCATATAGTCGCCTGCGTAGTCAGCTTCGGCGTCTGCGAACATAGCGATCGTGGCATTTAATTGTTGAGCGGTCATCATTATCAGTAGCCTCGTTTTTGTTTGCGCTTATGCGCTGCTTGTCTGCGTTTCTTTTCGGTGGCCCGGTGCTGTTGTGCTTCCGCAATGCTTGTGGCCAAGCGACGTATTCCCTGTTCGATCTCTTCCTGCGCCGGTGGCCTGGTATCGCTCACCAGCAATGTTCTTACCTGCGGAACGGGAACGGTTGGGGGGCGGCGGGCTACCCAGCTGAGACTTCCCATCAATGCGCCCATCAGTGCGATCTTTTTCATGCGTTTTCTCTTCCTGCAGGCGTGCAGAATCCCCGGCAGGTGCCGGTGATTAAAGTTCACCTGGTTAAGTCCGGCGTGGGATACGCACGGAGATAATCTGAAGCCTGCGCCGGCGCGTGGCCGGTTGGCTGTAATAGGACTGTGCTGCCCGGATTCGAACCGGCTACCGTCCGTCTGTCCCCATCAGGCCTTACGGCTATTCAATGAAACGGCGGCTGCTCCCCTTAAGCGACAACACAACGGTAAAAGCACGTTGCAGGCACTCTTACCTGTTGTCCTGTATCAGCCCGCCACCAGCTGCGCGATAAGCCATTTATGACCGGCAAACAGTCCGGCATTCAGCAGGCAGTGAAACATGGCAAACTGCATAGCTCTGATGGTCTTTGTGTAGGTGCTATCACTCATGCGCTCTGCGTCCGGATAAACTGACTGTATGACACTGATGATGCCTGATATGTCGGTTAAAGCGTTAGTGGTGGCCGGTGCCATACCCGGCAAGTAACCTCTCAAGTGACTGGTCATCTGGTTACTGGCGGCTCAACCCCTGTGTACGCGACTGAAGGAAGCGGGGGCCAGTCTTGCGATCGCAGCAGCAACTGCGAATGCACCACAACGGATAGAGCACTGACCATTCTTAGTCCAATGGCGCTTTGCGCAAAGCATCAATGCTCTTTCCTGTTGGTATGCCTTATTTGCGGCGGTGCTTTTTCATGCCGCCTCTTGCCGCCTTGATGAACGTCTCGATACCGTAGATAGCCACCAGCGCGTAAATCACGGTGAGAAACGGGTGTTCTGCAGCAAACTCTGATAACGACATATCGTGTCCTGTCGTGGGGGAATGAGGTTGTTGTGATCGTTTTCCGTTAGCGCGATTGTTCAATGAGGCGGGACTTAAACCCGCTTTGCTTTCGCAGCCCATCGCTGACCACCTGTGTTGATTCACAGACAAGGCTTTCGCCCCGTGGATTCCAGATCCACAACTCCTACGGTGTGTTAAAGCGATCACCACAACGGTCGAGAACACTGAGCAACCACGCGCCAGGTGTTATTTTCAGTCACCTGCCAGTGTCCTCGCCGTTATGGGCTGGACTTTACCAGCAGTCACGGCGTGTTGAGGTCTGCCGATACCCTGCCCCGCCACCAGCCAAATTAGCCAGTAAACAGGGCATCGCCTGGTGTTGACGTGTAATGCATGGGGGGCTGGTGCCACCAGCTGTCCGATACGGAATCTACGGACGGGTCATGTAAAGGAATTTGCAAAACGTCAGGTAACTGTTCCGTCCCGCGTGCGCATAGCCGCATTCCCCCATTTGTGAGCGCGCTGACAGAGGTAATCTTTCGCCAAACGCCAGTAAAACGACAGAAGCACCAGCGCGCTCACAAATGGTGATCCCTTACGAGGATCAGGCGGGAACATGTTTAAGCCTCATGGGGCGTTCTATGCGCGGGATTAGTCCATCAACCGCGTTCACTGCCATGACAGGAGGGGCTACTTGCCGTTCACCCTACTCATAACACACCCGGAAAAAGCTAATAACCGGGGGCGGCCCGTTACGAACTGGTGCAGGTTGGCGGAATTGAACCGCCGACAATGGAACACTCTACCGACTGAGCTAAACCTGCTGAATAATTGCCGGTGCATACCCGGCGCGGACACTTAGGTATCTGGTCAACCTGCCCGCTTGCGTAACAAATAGGTGTGGAGACACCTGCCAGATTTGCATTGCGTTTGCCTCGCTGCCGAAGCGTTTCCCCGTTTCAGCCGTCAGCACACCTTGATGCGCTCACGGCTGAACCTGAAAAAAAGCCCGGAAACTACCGGGCATAAAATCCTACACACACAGCAAAGCCTACTCTGGAATAGACTTTGATATGTGAAAAAACGCGGATTAAACAGACAGTTATGCCTAACCCGCCAAATGCCTACCATGATTGTGTATAGAGTCGTGATGCCCTTGTCAGCGGGGAGAAATGTACACAAAACGGAGTTATGAAGCAATGAAAATCTAAGAGTTTTCTTAGATTTTCAAAGCGAATGTAGAGAGGTATATGAGAGTTAGCGGCGCTTTACTTTCGGGTTTGTAATGTTCTCAATATCGCCGTTGGCTTTCGCCCATTTTATGCACCAGCTGTTCACGGCAGCGCGGATCTCCACCACAGAAGCCTCGCTTAGCCCCTTCACTTTCGCCAGCTCAGCAGGCAGCTCGCCACCAGCATCGGCAACCGTCTCATATCCGGCCTTAGTCAGTGCGTTAAGGGCGCGTGTCGGTATGGCCAGCTCAGAGACCGGCGCGGCTTTGCCATCCAGAATGCGCTGGTGGAGACGCGGGAAATCCTGCGCTACGCGCTTCATGATCCGTGCGTGGAGCTCGTCGTTAACAGCGGTATCCCACATCGGCTCAAGATCCGGCAGCAGGCGGAATACCGGATTGCCCCATATACCTGGCACTACGTCCATTGCCAGCATCATCGCGGTGCGGATCTGGAAATGGAAATCAGCCGTCTCAATAGAGACGTCGCGGATGCCGTGGAAGACGCTCAGACCAAAGTGGAAGTTGTAGATATAGCAGCCCACGTCACCGGAGCCGTCCGGCAGCTGAAGCAGGAACTGCTGCACGTCTTCCCGGCCATCGTGAAAATCGACGCGCTCTTTCAGGTGGTTATACAGCGCAGTTGTCTTAAGCAGATCGTTAGCCGTCTCAGCGCGCTGGCGGCGCTCATCGCCTACAACCTTATCCGCGATGTTCAGTTTGCTCTGTAAGTCCTGGCGTTTAACGCTTTCCTTTTTGCGGTCAGCGCGCATTTGCGAAATGGTTTTGTCCCGCTCGTTCAGGTCAGTTGCCAGGCGTTCAGGATGCTTACGGCGATACTGCGAGTGCTCCTGATTTAGCGTGGCCAGGGCCAGCTGTGCGGTCGTCAGGGCTGACTCCATATTCTGCAGCTTCGTTTCCGCTCTGATTGCGCGGTTCTCTGCTTCCAGCACGCTTTCTTTTGCCGCGTCTCTGGCTTCTTCAATGGCGTTCTGCGCATCAAGACGGATTTTCGTTACTTCGTTATGCAGTGCGGACTGCACGGCCAGCTGCTGCTGTACCTGCTCCAGCGCCTCTAACATCAGATTGTAGGTATCCGCTTCATAATTGAGGCGCATACCGATATCGATCTGGATCTGCTCCAGCGCATTAGTGCAGTTATCAAGAAGGCGCAGCTCTAGGTCATCGAGCGTCAGGCGTTTACGGACGGAATTAAGCTGGCCGTAGGCGGTGACAAAGGCCTGGTGAAGTACATCGTCATCAACGTTGCATTCAGGAAGATTTTGCAGCTGCTGGAGTGGAGCGAGAGTTGTCATAGTGAGAATCAGATCCGCGTTTGAATTGCGGCAGATGATAACTAGAAATTAACCACTGTCTAAGGATTTTCTTAGATTTCGTTGAATGATTGAAAGGGTGTCGCTGGTGGCATTGTCATGGACTCCGCCACCAGCAGTGGATTACAGCAGTTTTAGCGCCGCTATGACTACGGCGGCTACTGTGAGAATCATCAGCACATTCAGCAGTACAGACGGCGCTTTGATCTCGCCGGTCTCATACTCTGCCTGCGTCATGCGGCCCAGGTAACTGTGCGAGACCAGCACTGCGTTTTCGTCAAAACTCAGCGTAACCCGGACATTCTCCAGCACCTGACGGGATACCTGTCGCGTGGCCAGCTGGACCACCCCGGATCGCATCTTGCCGTTGTCGCCCATGTAACAGACCGAATGGTAATGAAACGGCTTATTCAGGCCCATCAGCTGATAACTACCCAGTCGCAGACTTGCATATCTTGAATGCTCAGATCATGCATTTCTGTAGTGCCGTCCGGATGAGTCAGCTCCAGCACGTCACAGCCTTCATGCTCCTGCTCCAGCGACACAAAATAACCCGGCTTCCACGCTTCACGACGCATCAGCAAAGCCGGATCTTCTTTCATTTTCAGCAAGGCCTGGTCATAGCTGCACGCAATGGCACCGATACCAATTTTGCTCAAAGATTCGATCTGTGCCGTAGTCATGCGTCCGCGTCCTTCTGTTAATGATTTTCTCAAGATGTAGCTAATCCCCTTCACGCCGCCGAAATAGTTCAGCTGGCGGTTGCTCATGCCGCTGCGCGTCATAAGCTCCTGCTTAGGTACTTTAAAAATGCCGACTTCCATAGCCATGTCGGCAAAAACCGAAAGCCCCCGGCCTAAGCTGTCGCGCGTTTTATTGCGGCGCGCATACTGCTCAAACGTGGGGCATCCGGTAAAAAATTGCGCATCAAAAAGCACTTATTCGCTCCAGAAACCGTCGTTCTCATGCGCTGGCATTGCTTCACCGGCTGTGAGAACTGCGTACTGCTCCATCACCCTGATCGTATCTTCAGGTGAAAAAGATAAAAGAACGTAATACCCCTGCGCCTTCAGGCGACGCATCCACGTCACCTGCTGCTCTGAAGGCTTACGCTTACCGTGTTTCTGCTCTACCCGCATTCCGTGATAGATGCCTGCCGGTATTTCCAGGGACATATCCGGAACGCCCCGCTTTGCGCCCTCAGCCTCAATTGCTGCGGCGGTCGCCTTTAGGCGAAATCCTCCGTTAGGTACGGCATACAGATGGTCATAAATAACCCTGTTGTGACGGTGAAAATGGTCAAAGATTCGAACCTGATCGTAGTGCTCTTGCCTGCCTTTGCGCAGATCGGGTTTTTTGACGAGAGCGGCCAGCGCTTTTGCGTGAACCGATATTTCAGTAACTGCTGCTAACCAGGCAGACGCTTTGCCGGATTTTACCGACGCTCCACCAGCAGATTTATCAGCTACTTTTGGACGGGTTTTTTGGTTTTTCTTGTAGGAGTGCAACCACTCTTCACTGAAGCGCATATCCGGATTTGCCAACCGATGATTAAATAGTCTAAAAGATGGATCTGCGTTGGGGGGTATTTTTAACGCTGAGACGGGAAAAAACAAGCCTGTAATCTACATCTTTCAAAGATAGTGATTACAGGCAGTTATCAGTTTACTGGTGCGCCATCCACATAAACATCAGGGTATAGACAAGACCGGTTGTGGACAGACCGAGTACAACGAATTTGCCGATCATATTAGGAATCGTTGTGGCTTCAGCTGCTGGAGCCTTGTTTGGAGTGGTATTAACAAAATCACGCTGCGCAAAATTAATCATGGTATATTCTCTTTGTTAGGTGCAGGGGTGTACGTCGCCAAACTGAACCCCTGCAAAGTGAAAGCCCGGCCATATGGTCGGGCTTTTTCTTTGTCGCAGCCTTAGCTGCTTAATGCAATCTAAGGGTTTTCTAATTTACCGTCAACAAGATTCATGACTTTTCGTCACTTTTCACCTGCAACAAGGCTCCAGAGGCAGTTTTCATGCGCTCAAGTGCATCCTGCAGGGCGAAAATCCAGCTGGTTTTGTCCAGTTCCCGTACCCGCTTGACCCTCTCCTTTGTGTAGGGATTAATGACCCATACCCATGTTTCAATGTCCTTGCGGTCGCGCATTGTGAATACCCCAGTCGGGGGGTAAAAATTCAGCTCCGCGCCATTGGCATAGGCATAGGCTTCCAGTTCCTCCAGCTTGAGGTATTTGTTTTCTCGCGGCACGGTGTCTCCTAATATCTTCTTTTCTCTATGGATTCATCATAGCTGACGTACAGATAAGGTTCAGTATCATCCGCCGACGGCACAACAGGAAGCAGATGGTAAGCACTGAATACTGCATCGTTCTCAGTGCGCTCGTCAGCATACAGATGAGCAGCAATGATCGTGAGGGCAGGACGTGAAAGTGAATATATTTCAGCGATGTCACTTTCAACTACCTGCCCAAATTTAGTAGTACGTTCCAGCAATAACGTTTTAATCGCAGGCCACCATGGGCCGAAAGCCCGGTATGCGAGTCTCGCACTGCTGACGCGCTTTACTAAATTTTCCAGATAGTTTAGTGAAAATGCTTCTTCGGTTCGCCCGTCCAGTGCCAGCGGTAGCAGGCTCTCGATATAGGTTTCAGTCGGTTTAATGGTATCAATCAGTGTGGTCATATTAGACGGCCCTTGCGGGCCGCTCCTGAATTATGCGTTTACAATATCGCTGCGTAACGCATCGAGATCATGGGAGGAAGGGATAAGCCAGGCGGCTTGTGTGAACTCGTTTCCGGCTACCGGATCTTCTTCAAAGTTCCAGAATTTCGCGCCGTATTTCTCCTTTATGAGGTCACGCACTGCTTTACGCTTGAGTACCGGCGTGTCGCTGGTATCCGTCAGCACGTAGGCACCACCAGCCGGGAAGTCGATTTTAAAGGTGCGGTTCCTCCACTTGCGCGAAGCCACCAGCTCCTGCTCGTTTTTCATGACCTGGAAGCCATCGGACTGCTTCTGTACCTGTGCGGTGCGCACGGTCGTTGCCGCTGCCGCTGCTAGTCTTTGAGCCTCGTCGCGGCGCGCCTTCACAGCATCAGGTGACAGCTTGCCGGTAATCATCCCTTTGTAGTCATCCCACGTTACAGCGTAATCCCGGTATCCGCCTTTCTCGATCTGCTCCAGCCACGCATAAACCTCATTTAACCGGCTCATAATGGCGGAGGATGAGGTAAACGTTTCGGCACTGATCGCTGCTTCATCGAGCGCGCCCAGTGAAACGCCGGCACGCAGATAAACTGCCGCAGGCGATTCGGTAATGGTGGCCGGTCGTGTAATGTCAGATTGTGCGTCAAACTTTGACTTAACCAGCAGCACAGCAACCCCTGCCTGGCTGTCACTTTCGCTCATCTGGCGGAACTGCTGCAGCGCCGCGGCGGCATACTGCTCTGTCAGTGACCTGATTGCCTGCATCTTGCCGTCGGCCATCTCGTTACGCAGCTGATCGAATATCACCTCATACTCGTTACGGTTGGAGAAACCTTCCATACCGTTACGGAACTGGCGAACACTGATCACGTTGCTCCAGTAGTAACGATCCTGCGCTGCGCCCAGGAAAGCGGCGTGCGCTTCTGCATCCGTTGCGCCGGTCATCGTCCGCTTTCTAGAGTCGTTTGCTTCAAACTCAGCCACCAGCCGCTTAAAGACTTTAACCACGTCCGCCATGCCCGCCTGCTTCCCGTAAGCCTGCAATGCCGTGTCGTAGTTGCGGCCAAACATCGCCTTAAAGAAACCCTGCGCGCTGTAGATGTTGGTATCCACGCTGTACTGATAAAGCTCGCGCTTCAGCTGCTCGTCGCTGTGGTCCGGATACAGCCACGTTTCAGCCGGTCGCTCTTCGCTGGCGCTGATCGTGCCGCTGAGGTAAGCCAGTTTCAGCCTGCCGTCACTGTCGCGGTATAGCCATCCGTCTGTGCGCACATTCAGGACGCCCGCGTGAATGGCCGCGTAGAAGTCAGCACGGCTCAGCGTGTCAGCCAGGTCTGTCGGCTCGATGCCTTTCGCAGCTGTCTGGAGCGCTTTTGCCTGGTCACTGGTGATATCCACGCGATCGCCCACCAGCGCAGACGGCATTTCAGCTAAGCCGCCTACGTTCGGACCGGTATAGCAGCGCAGCGGCTTATGGATAAGCTCTACCTCAACCGTATTTTTCTCCGGGAAGAATTTACGAATCTGGAATACGCCCTTTTCTTCGCGGTCATCGTTGAGCCAGATTTCATATGTCGCGCCAATTCGTAGCAGCTGGCCATCAGGCAGTTTCATGTACTGCTCCGGGGCGCGCAGCACGTCCGGATCGACTTCAAGTGTGCCTGACTTAATGGCGCGCTCTAATTCCCCGCGGGAGCGCTTGATGGTGCTGGCCGCACTTTTGGAACGAGTGAGTGCCTTACGTGCGCCGCCCAGCTCCTGCTCCAGCTTCTTCTGCTTCGCCAGGCCATCACGCAGTGCAGCACGCGCTACGCGACGATCCTGACCGCGCCATTGATCAGCTGACCGTTTGCCATACTTCTCAACTTCAAGGTTATAGGCGGCTTCAGCTTCGGTGACATCCTCGCGAAAGCCATCAACATCGCCGTTGATCGCATCAAAGGCAGCAGACAGCTTGGTAATGTTGTCTTCCAGTACTTCTACGGGGGTAGCAGCCGCAACGCTTGCCTTCAGGTAGATATCCAGCGCGGCAGCGGCTTCACGCTCGGCCTGCTGGCGGTCCGCTTCACGCTTAGCTTTCAGCTGTGCATCCACGCGAGCGCGGCGCTCTTCCGGGTTAGCGGCCAGCAGCAGGCTCTGCTCTTCTTTGGACTCCACATCACCGTTTCTGATGCTGGATACGTCAGATTTCATGACGTCGTTGATCCAGTTTTTCTTGCGCTGCAGCGTCTCCAGGCGGAACTCGTCAAATGACCCTTTGCCACAGTAGTAATGCACGCGCATGGTGTCGCGCTCAGAGCCCACGCGGGCGCCGCGTCCGTTACGCTGGTCGATACTTGCTGGCGTCCAGGGGAGTGTCAGATGGTGCGTATCGGCGGTGCCTTTGTGCAGGTTGATCCCCACCTCGGCCTTTTTATTGCAGATGATGATTGGCGTGCGGCCTTCGTTGTAGTCGGCGGCGATCCCTTCCATACCGGCCAGCGAGGCGTCACTCATTGCGGCCTGATAATCCTCATAGCGCGCCAGATCCTGATAATACTTGTCCCATGCACCGTCCTTAAAACTGCCGTCCGCTTTCTCCACCGGCTCAACCGGTTTCTTCACGGGCTTCACTTTCACGCCGGACGCCTGGCTGACTGTTGTAGCGTTGATAATGCCTATCTGCTGCTCTGTCAGGCCCAGGGCGCTGGCGATAATGCGGCGCAGCTTGTTGTGCTGGGACTTCTCATCCATGAAAATGATCTGCTTACCGTCCGGCAGGCCTGCCTTCAGGTTCTCAATCAGCGCGGCATACTTTGGCGGTACCGGGTGTGAGACGTTTTGCATACTGATACCGGCAGCAGCGATTGCGTCCAGTACCTGCTGCTCCAGCGTGTCGCTCACCACCAGCTCCACGACGCCCCCGCGATCCTTCAGCGTGGTTTTGACTACCTTGCTGGTGCGCGTATCGGTAAGGCCGGTTTCCGCATCCTCAGCTGTCTCTTCATCATCACCGGCAAGCAGCTGGCCACCGGCCTCACCCGGCAGCGCACGCGCCACCTGTTTCGCTAGTTCTACGTCCTCTTCACGGAAGCGGAACGTGATAGCGGAGCGGTACAGGTCCGGATCGATAACCACCTTATCCATGTCGCGGATAACAGAGAAAATGAAATCGTCGTCGTTCTGCACAATGGAAATGTGGCCGTCACCATTGTCCTGTACGATTTCCTTCTGCCCGATACGGCTGGCGCGCACGCGGAGCTCTTCATAAAGCTCCTTCTGGTCCCGCGTCATCGGCACGCCAACGGTTTTCTCGTCGAGGCCTGGGATCTTCACGCTGTCTTTCACGTCAGCAGCAGATTTAAGCGTCGTCCAGCGATGGAAGATGCCGCGCAGACCATCAAGGTTTTTGAAGCCTACCAGCCCCTGCTTGTCCTCCAGTTCGCCTGAAATCTTCTGGACAGTAACAGTGTCGGTTTCACCGAATACGCGCACAAAGTCATCCGGCGTCAGTATCCCCATCGCCTTCCACTCATCCAGCGACACGACGTGTGACAGCATGTTAAAGGCGTCAATCGGTGAGTTAACCAGCGGCGTTGCGGTCAGCATAACGACGCCGCGGCCGTTGTACTTTTTCATCATGTACTGGCTTTTTACGGCCATATCGCGGGCAATCTTGGAGACAGACGGATTAGGCAGGTAGGCCAGCTGGCCTGCTTCGCGTCCGGCGCTGTGCGAGTTGCGGTAGTTATGCCCTTCGTCTGCGATCACGCTGTCAAAGTGCATATCCTCAAAGTAAGGGATCTGGCTCTTTTTCTTCGTGCCGGTATCGGCGGCTTTGTCGCGGAGTTTGTTACGGGACGTGGCGGCGCGGTGCGTGGACTTCATCAGGTCCGTGCGGCCATTCTCAATCTGGTTAAAGACTGCCTGGCTGGAGTTTTCCTCAATAGTCTCAGGGCGCATCGGGATATCGCCAAACTGCTCTTTAGTCATTACCACGGCGCGGTAGTTGGAGACCGGGATCATGTTCATGCGCTCAAGCACAGTGGCGGCCGCGGACTCTTTCACCACATTACGCATCACCGGCTGGCCGTCTTTGTCCAGTTTCGGCTCGTTGTTCTCGTCACGCTCCTGGGCTTGCATGATCTGGCCATCTTCACCGCGCACTTCATCCAGCCCGACAAACAGCATGTTCTGGAAGGCTTCGGCACTGTAGAAGCTCTGCGCTTCGTGATACCAGTTCTGGAGGACGGCTTTCGGCACGACGTAAACGGTACGCTTACTGCGCCCTACCTCGTAGTTGTAGGCTTCCAGCGCCAGCGCCGTCGTGGTTTTACCCAGGCCTGTTCCAAAGCCCATGATGCCGCGGCCGTCTTCTGACAGGCGCCGGACTTCGGCATTCTGATAGCTCAGCGGGAGACGTTTGCCGCTGATCTGCTGCAGCTGCAGCGAGGAAGAAGAGTGCTCAAACGGAACGTAGCCGTTAAAGGCGTCGTTGTAATCACTGACAACGTTTTCCACGTCCGGATGCGTGCGAAGCCAGTCATTGAAATGCGACTCCAGCTCACTGATTCGCTTCAGGTACACATTGGCGTTTACCCCGCGTGGCTTCACGCCGTTGAGGTAATTTTCCAGCTGGTTGTAGAAGCCGTCTTTGTAGCTGGCGCGCTTGAACTCGGTCACGCCGCCTTTGCTGGTGACAGATCGAACCTGATAGCCAGAGAAAACGCCGTCCTTGCCCGCGTAGTTGTCTTCTGCGGTCAGATAGCCATTGTCGTTTTCCAGATCCTGCGAGTATTTGAAGTCATCAAAGCCCTGCTCGATCAGGAACTCTTTGATCAGGCGACGGTCCAGCCAGCGGGCATTGAGGTTTACCGTAATGTCTTCAACCGGCGTGTGCTTGCGCTTCTCGTTAATGGCTTCCAGCTGGCGGACATAGTTCGCCTTTACCGGGCCGTCCGGCGCATCATCAATCAGCCCCGCCAGGCGGGAGACTTTGCCACGCACGTTGCCGCTGGTGGCGCGTGCCAGCGGCATGATGTTGCCGTTGCCATCAAGGGCGATCTCCGGGAACGTCGCCAGGTGCGCCAGTAGCGCGTCGTCATCTTCCGGCAGCTGGCCGGTAAACGCGGCACGGAAAGCGGCCAGCGCAACCGGGACCATATCAACGTCGCTGAAAAGGTGTGATACCACCTGCTCCGGGCTGGAGAAATCGACTGCCACGGCTTCGCTGCGGTCAATTGTGCCGTTCAGCAGCGCTGACAGATCGCCCTCACGGCTCACGTTGGCCTGAAAACTCAGCCAGCCTTTCGCGCTGGCGTCAGACAGCCCCGCCAGTTTCAGGCCTTTCGGCGTGCCGTACTGGCCCACTTCTTCGCTCACCAGGCGGGCAGCGTCGGCAATGATGCCGCTGGCGTCGCCGCCCAGCATCTGCGTATTCAGCGCGTCATTGATACGCAAACCGATGATCGAGGCACGCATAACGCGCCAGCGGTGGCCCGGTTTCTGCTGCATGGCGAAACGGATCGCAGCATGGGTGCGATCGTCAAACAGCTGGGGGTATTCGATGCTGGCGGCGTACAGTTCGCGGCTATCGAGCGACAGCATGCCGTTAATGGTGCGCGTTTTTGTCTGGAGATCGCCAAACGTGGCCGCGCCGAACCGGTTCGCATCAATCCCACTCGATGCCGTGGTGGCGTCTTTGATAAACCGGGTGCCGTCGTAGGTGTGCCAGACGCCAGCCAGGAGGCGCTTATCGCCTTCAACCGGCGACTGCCAGACAGCAGCAGCGGTACCCAGCTGATCCCAGTCAATGCGGCTGTCAAAGCGGCGTGACAGTGCGGCCTTCATGGCCTCATTAGTCAGCTGGCCATCTTTTTTGACCACCAGAATATTATTGAAGTCAGATCGCTCGGTTTCACCGTGAACAAAGCGACGGCCTTCGGTTTCAAACCACTTGCCCCGGATGAACGTTGGCCACAGCACGCTTGCCGCCTCAAGAGACTGATCATCGCTGTCATGAACCAGCTGAGTCAGCGCCTCGGTATGCTTACGCAGTACCCACACATCCACCACCGTTGCGGTGCCGCTTTCGGCAAAAGTGCCGGACGGCATGCGATGCGCGCCCAGGAACTCCGCCACGCGGGAGACGCGATCGCGCAGCTTCTTGTTGTTGCCGCCGCCGTCGGTCATGCCGTTAGGAACCACCAGCACCACCAGCCCGCCGTACTTCACCTTGTCGATGGTGCGCATCACAAAGTAATGGCCAACGTTGGTTTCATCGCGGTAAGCCGGGTCGAGCTCGGCAAAGCCTGTGCGCGAGTCGCCAAACGGCACGTTACCTACGGCGTGGTCATAGCTGTTATCCGGCACGGATGCCGCCAGCTTCTCAAATGCGCCCAGGCGAACATCATCCTCCGGGTGCAGCAGCTGGTTGATACGTCCGGACGTGTCAGAAATCTCTGCTGACGTCATCATAGCGCCAGCTGGTTTTGTCTCCTGAAAAACGCCGGTACCGGCTGACGGCTCCAGCATGTGACCGCTGGTAATACCGTAATCCGAAAACAGATCCCATATACCCTCGGCCATGAATGGCGGTGTGTAGTACTCATACTGACTGCCGCCGCTTCCTTCCAGACCGCCCTCACCGCTGTAGCCCGCCAGTACCCGGCGCTGTTCATCAGTCAGTTTGTTGCCGTCGAAGCCCTGCGGCAGTGAGTTAAGCAGTGCGATCGCATTGTCGTTTGCACTCCGGCGCTCACGCTGAAGACTCACGCCTTCACGCTTGGTCACGCCAAACGCGACTACGGTCCGCTGTTTGTGCAAGCGCATGACCAGCCGGATCAGTTCCTCAACCGATCCCGCCTCCTGCACCGCCCTGTTTGCTGGATTTTCCACTGTGTAACTTTCCCTCAGATTGCATAAAGCGAATATGCTTTATCGGATTCTAAAGTTTTATTAAATAGGGCGTATAACTTTGGCTACTAAAAAAAAGGCATTGTCTGTTTTAGGCGCACTGAGGCAGGCATTCCGGGGCGCTGCAGCAGATGCACCGCAAAGCCTCGCCTGGACTAACGGGCAAAACGTGGTTGTCTCTCGCTCCGGGCTGGCGGCAATGGCATACAACGAGGGGAAGGCGGGGGAAATGACCTCTGCCGGCGACAGTCTTTACCTGGGCGCGGAGCTGCCACTGGACCGGCTGCAGCGCTATGCGATTCTGGAGGAAATGGCTAACAGCCCGACGTGCTCAGCCGCACTGAATATCCACATTGGCCACGCACTCGCGCCGGACAAAAAAACCGGTCTGGCGTTCTCTATCGTGCCGGTTGATCCGTCATACACAGAAGGCGCGGCAAGGGCCAAAGAGCTACAGGACGATCTCGGCGCGATGATTAACCGGCATCTGCCGTCGCTGGCTATGACCATGGCGATTTTCGGCGTCTCCTATGTCCGCCCCTATGCCCGTACCGGCAAGGGGATCACCAGTCTGGAAAATAGCTATTACTCGCTGCCCTATTTCATCCAGGAGTTTTACAAAGGCGATCAGCTGGTGGGCTTCGGCGGAGATTATGTGCTGGCACCCGACACCCACACCCGCACGCTGTCTGCGCCGTGGTCGCTAGTCCCGATGAAAAATCCCTACTGGACGCCCACGCGCAACGTGCAGCCGGTCACGTCCGGCAATCGTGGCTACTCTCTGCTGTCGGAAGAGGAAGACAAGGAGGTTGCGGAGACGCAGAACTACGGCACCAGCTTCCTGGCGCATGCCTATGAACCCTTCCTGAACCTGGTCGGCGCGCTGAATGCGCTTAAGGCGACGCGCTACAACGCCGCCAAAATTGACCGGCTGATTGCCCTGACCACCAACTCACTCGATCCGGTCGTCGGAGCGAACTACACCCGCACCGTTTCGCAGACGCTCAAACGCCACGGCGAAGCGCTTCAGAAAAAAGCCGTGAACGGTAACACCATGCCAACCGTGATGAACCATGTGATTCCTGTGATGGGTGACGGTAAAAACGGTATTACGATTGATACGCAGTCGATACCCGCCGACATTACCGGCATTGAGGACGTGATGTTTCACCTGCGCCAGCTGTGCGCCGCGCTCGGTATAGACTCAACTATGCTGGGCTGGGCCGATCAAATGGCTGGCGGACTGGGTGAAGGCGGCTGGATTCAGACGGCCATTCAGGCGGCACTCCGGGCGCAGTGGCTGCGACAGGGTGCGCAGGAAATGATTTACCGACTGATCGACATTCACCTAGCGTTCAAATACGGCAAGGTGTACCCGGTTAACGATCGGCCCTATGTCGTGCAGTTTAACTCCATGAACACCGCCATTCAGGAAGAAGAAAGCCGCGAAATGGACGCCCGCGCCAACTTCATTACCCTTATGGTGCAGGTCATGGACGCGCTACAGGCCAACAACAAGCTGGCGGAAAATGACACGTTCATGCGCTACCTGTTCAGCGATCAGCTGAAAATGGACGGCGGCACGCTCGACAAGATGCTGGCGGAATTTGAGAAGAGCAGGAAGAAAGCGGATGCGCAGGAGGATGAAGGCGGCAGCGGAATGATGAATGAATCCGCGCCTGACAGCTCCGATCCGGTCAGCTGGACGCATGAAGAGCTGGTGGCATTTGCGCGTTACGTGACGACACCCGGCAGCTGACAACCAATAAAAAAAGGCCGCACGCCACTTTCAGGGGGTGTGCGGTTGATAAAAATCTTATCAATGCGGATATACCTGGATGACAAAAACAGAGGTGCTGTGCGTAACGAAATTATCATTCGGAATTGGTACTATTCATGGCTATCCATAACCCGTAATAGCGACAGATGAATGTATGTAAAATTTATATAACAACCTTTTTCACATTAGCCCGTCTGCGTTAACAAAACTTAGCATTTTAGTTTTACTTTTAAAAACATTTTTTAACGGACTATAGATTTACCCTGCACTAATTATTAATCGCGTTGTTTAAAACCTCACCATTCAGCAACATGTAAGTGACTGAATTTAAATATTCACTTCATAAATATATAGCCAATTTAGCATAATTTTTGAGAATAATGCCAGACCAAAAAAACCATATAGAGTTAAGCCTTACAAAGTTGTACTTCCCGGTGTTATCTAATTTCCATGGACAAAACAAGAGGTAATTTTGCCCGGATAATTAAAATGACTATTACTGGCTTAGTAAATCACGCTGATTATTAATAAGCGTTATTACATGAATACTTGTTAACGTATTAATTGCAGGAAAAAAACCGCACGCAGGTAAGCCTTCATGCGGTAACAGACAGCCAGTTATCAGGAGACTGTTTTTGTGGTATCAGATGCAGCTAATCAGGCCAACTGTAAACAAAGTGCTGCACAGCAACAGCTTCAACACCTTTTTTAATTCTCACAACCTGCTGCGGGCCGTGCTGCGGCTGAGCCATTGCGCTCTTCATTACGGCTGCTGCTGGCATAACTTTTGCCCCCCCATCGGACTGGCATTTCTGTGTCGCTATCACTACCTCCGGTTTTGCTTTAGACACAGGTCTCTTTGTATTTACGGTGCGCCGTTTCTGGCTGAGGCTTGCGAACTGCTCTTTACGGGCATCAGCCTGTTCGGGGTTCTGTTTCTTGAGACATACCGGGCAGTGTTCAGTATTACGATGATGTACCACCGCTACTGTCATTGCCTGCTGCGACGTATAGAGGGTGCCGATAAAAGTCCGGCTTTCAGGCGATTTCGGGAGTAAGTTACAGCCTTCCCGGTGCAGCAGCGTGCCGCTTTCATAATGAAAAGACACGTAGTATTTCTTTGCTTTTAACATGTTAATTCCTTAAGCAAGGATGATCCTGATTATACAGGAAAAGGATAGTGATATTGATTCTTATTATTAATCTTAAATTGCGGGCAGACACTACTATATATTCAGCCTGGTACTGACATATATACGCCCGAAAGAGACGATCTGGCAAGCGGAGTAATTTAAACTGAATTAACCGCTGAAACCTGAATCAGCTCTAATTTGCGACACTATGACAAATTGCCGATTCAGTGTAGCAGCGAAATGACCTGCCAGTCTGACGATAGAATATCTTCAGGCGTAGGATCATAGAAAAATAGCACGCCCGTTTCACCCATGACGATAAATGTCTTCTGGCTGTCAGCGTCATTCTGAGTAAAAACGTGAACGGGTGTATTACCCCATTTGGCACGACGGCAGATGACGCTTTCAGTCTGGCTGATAGCGGTCATAGCACGCTCAAACAGTAGTGTCGCCGGGGGTGGCGTGTCGGGGATGTCAGGCATGAAATGCTCCTTGTGCGAAAAGAAGCGTCACTACAGGAGGTTCCAATCTCCGGGTGGTGACGTTGACAGGGTTGGAACTACCGGTGCACAAGAAAACCGGCCTACCCGAAGGTAGCCCCACCAACGCCACCATAGATACGCCCGGAGTAATCCGGACGTGGTAGCGCCGAAGGCACAATGTGCCAGTTCTCATGCTTTTTCAGGGTTCCAAGCCTGGCCGCTGGATCTCTTCAGCGGCGCGCACACTATAGCCACCGTGCTGATAAATTCAATATGTCTTATGTGAAATTATCCACTGGTCAATAGATCCAGCCATTATTAAAGAATCACTAACCCCATAAATTACAACCTTTCTACCATCCTTTCGTGCAGGCAACCGCCAGCACTGCCGCCGCTTTACGGGGCATCCCATAGTAATTAAGAGGAAGTTATGGAAGCACTCCGCACGGTAACGGATCGTTTTTCCCTGATTGATAAAATCCGCCGCTTTACTCCACAGAATGACCGCAATTACCTGCTGCGATCGGTGCGCGAAACGTTCGCCAGCCCCGAAACTCAGGAGCGCATTCAGCTGGGAGAAATGTTCGGCTATTACGGCCACGGACGTCGCGCCGCCTATTACGCGAAGACCGGACGGCTAAACCTGCCGGAATTTGCAGTCGTCATGATTGACGGTAAGCCGGTCACGCTGGAAAACGTACCATCAAACCGTACGCTGGAGGCCAGCGTGGATGATAACGGCATCGTGACTCACGTTCAGGAGATTCTGGACACCGAGCCTGGCAACATCGTTGACGGCATGAACCGTTCCCGCGCTGGTGGCTGGTCTTGGGCGACTGGCGGCGACGATAACGCCATTTCAAAAGTGACCAGCTTTCACGGCTTCGACTACGTGACCAATCCGAACTATATCAGCCAGGATCACCCTGCACTGCTGCTGGAATCGGCCAATGAACGCGCCGACGCCATTCACGCGGGGCTAATGGAAAAGGGGTATTCAGAAAATCAGGCGGCTGACATTATCCAGCACTTTGAAACCCTGCGTAGCCAGACGGCCATGCTGGAATCTGCGGATTCTTCGCTGCTGGAATCGGCGCTCCACATCGAGCACGGCAAGCGTCTGGAGCTGGAGGAACGTCTGCGCAGCGCGCAGCTGATGATCGAGAGTGCAGGCACCGTGGCAAAGGCGCGACGCCGGATTATGAAGGATGCGCTGGCTAACATGCCGCTGTTTTTAAGTAAAGCCCAGCAGGCGGCATTATGCCGTATGGATACGCCTGAAGATGCGCAGATTGTCGCTGCAATGCTGGAATCAATCGGCACAAATGCGACGGCAACACTGCCAATCGGATCAGCCCACCAGCACACATTACCACAAACGCGCCCGCCAGCTGTGGTCTCAACACCACTGCTATGGATTAACCCAAAATAATAAGGCAAGAAGAAAACCGTGCCCTGAAAACTGGGGCACGTTTTAGTCAAAACTAAAAATTAGGAAAAAACTGAGTGTTGATCCTTTTTCGGATCGCGTTTATCATCCGCGCTCAAATTCAGTTTAGCGACTGAATGAGAGGACGAAAAAAAATCGCCTGTTAGCGCAGACGATTTTCAACAACTTTGCGTGGTTTTGCGGACCACACCGGCGTTGTGCCGAACAGCTTCTTTGACAGGAAGTTGCCATTTAAACCACTGTGACGCAGGCATTGCACCTTGTGTCTCGTGGATGACAACGTGCCTTAGTTCCCGACCTAAAAAGGAACTGAGACGTGTCTCTGTGCCGAACAATTAGGAACAAAAGACGTGCCTATAGTATCTAATAGCGCCGATCCCGGCAACACATTTCCCGCACATCGCTCAAATAACGAACACAGATCTATCCGAATTTCAGGCTTCAATCTCACTCATATAATTGAACTTTCCCCACTACCAAAATCACTCACACGCGTTTTAAAATTTGCCTGCAACCTGGCTGGTTCAACGTCTGACTTCATCATCGTTAAGTCACTCAGAAATCTGGCTGAAGATGCAGGGTGCAGTATCTCTACCGTTCAGCGCGCTTATCGCTTAGCCGTCAAGCTGGGTATCCTCAGCTATGAAGAACAGCGAGACGTTAAAAATCATAGCGTCAGCAAGCCCAGCAAATACACATTCACCAGCAAAGCGCTGTCGTTTGTTCGTGCAAGTCTGGATGCACTGAAAGAGGCCAATCTGGAGCCTTCAGGACGTCAAACTATTGTAAGGAAAATTGTTGCTAAAGTATTCTTTAAAAACGATTTTCTCCACGCCACCCCTAGTCAAAATGAACAGCCCCCCCCTGGTCAAAGTGACCAACAAGAAGTAAGAGATCACTCCAGTAAAAGAAAAATACTAAATGGGGAACAATCAAATTCTGACACGCTGGAAATGACTACAGACAAGTCTGAGACGTCAGCACCTGCTAAAAAGTTTGGTTTTTACCAGAATACACAGAAGCAATTGGCAGCCGCATCGTCAGCTGCACAGAACGAACGGCGCGCAGAAGAATTTCAGCGCAAAGGCGGAATACTGCATGAAGCGTATCAGTTGCTAAAGTCCAGTTTTAAAACTAAGTCCACTGGTGATCGAAGCCCAAAAAGCCGCCGCTATGTTGACTCGTTAAGCGGCGACTACTCAAACGTGGACTATGCGATCCCTGAAGGCTGGCGCGGCTGTTAGTCGGTAATTACACCTCCGGCTTTCTGGTAGGCATTGAGTAGCGTCTCAATGGCATGCGTTTTCTGACCATACGGCGATCCTGTCAGTGAGGCCCAGATATCGTTAGTTTTACCAATTGCCGTGCGGATACGTCCGGCCAGTACGTCCGCATAGGCACCCTGCTCTTTCAGCAGCTGATCGAGTAAGCGCTCTTGTGAGGCAGGACTAAAATCAGGCAGGTTCAGCTGTTTTTTGTAGGCAGGCCAGTAGCGGTAAAGCTGCTGATAACGGCCCGCTGCAGTGGATGCCAGGCCATGGCTGTTAAGCTCTTTTGCGCGGCGATGTGTAAACGGGTGATCGCTGAAGTCGGTAAAGACTTCGCCCTGCTTTTCGCCCAGCCCTGTCACAATGACGTCATAGCCATTCATGCGGGTTAATGGGTGTGTGCTTGTGCCTTCGGAAAAGGCCAGCATGTCGCCAAAGGCTTTACGGTTTGGGGATTGGTCCATTATGGTTCCGCTCTCTGTGTTGATGAAGAGACGGACTGTATGGAGTTTGTAATTTCCAGTGGAAAAAAGGCCGCATTTGTTCTCCGGCGGGATAACTCGCATACGCGTTATCACGAAAAAATGGATTTGACAAATATTAGAAATTGTCTGACTTTAAGTAATCATTCACAGCATAGCTGGGCTGGTCAAAGGGGCTAAATGCGCAAGGATGTTATTAAAATACTAGCCAAACAAGAATTCTCTATCACGGATGCAGAAAAATGAAGTTCATAAATAAAGTATATGAAGATTTAGTTAAAGATTTAATTAGTGACGCCTTTTACTTAGAATCCAGATCCAACATTGGTAAAATCTCTACAATTCGACAATATGCAGAAGTTGTCGTACGCAAATTATGCGATATCCCTCAAAACGAAGACGTTACACTCGGTGATTTTAAAGTTATTAAAAAATTAAGGGATGTGAGTTCTAATGATAAATTTTTAATGGGGGCTGTTAGAAAGCTACAGAAAATAGGTAATAAATGCACCCATACAAAAAACCCACAACCTGTTCGTGATACTGATGTAGATTCTGCAATTGAAGCGTTATTTAAATTGTATGCAAGCTTGTTTATTTTGTACTTTAAAAAGTATAAATTTGGTTCCAGCAGTGAAGTTGTGTGCGCGTTTTCCATACTCCCTCCAATCATTAGGTTTTTTGTTCTCGACAATCTCTATAACAATGATAAGGACAATATTTTAGTTATTGATAAGTTATGTTTAGTTCTGCTTAAAGCGTTTAACAAAAAGGACGCATTAAGCTGGCTAAATAAAAGGGAAAGTGAGTTATCTAGCATATTGCCTTATACGGATGAAGCTATTTCTGCTATTGAAGTTGCTCATGGAAAACTGCATGCGGAGTTAGTTGTTGCTAACGCTCCTGCTAATATGTACATTTGTTGCCTGGAGCGTTTGGAGGAAGTCGCCTTAATACTAGAGAGGCAAGGATTGCTTTACAATAACTTTGAGCAGGCAAAACCACTCTACTTAGATAAAGGAATTCTTGATAAGAGTAGTACTGAGAATGTAGAATTTAATGACATAATGGAATTTGTTTACTTAGGGCGAAAAGACGAAGTAAATGAAAACCTTAATAAAAAGCATCTATACAGCATTACGGCTTGGAATAAATAGCTTAACTAAAAAGGCGCTCATCGGACAAGCGGTTGAACGCGGCGTTAATGTCTGCTCCTCACTCAAACAGACGGCCAAATTTAACGAAGTGATGCCAGTAAAACTGTCAGCTCAAGTATGAGCTGACATACATTATACGCCAGCAGAATTAGTTAGTTGCACGCGTACTGACAGACTCGAACATAGCAAACTTTAACCCTTTACCTTCGCCAAACTCCTCCTCAATCTCACCAGATACCGCTGTCAGCACATCATCGAGCGTCAGATCACCGCCGCCGAACATATCCCCCAGCGCCTGCTGCTGGTGTAACAGCTCGTCGTTGATCTTCTGCGCCATCTTTTTAAACGCGGCCCCTATGCGTTTTGCACTGCGATTATTTGCCACGATAAACAGCGCCAGCGCTTCGGCCTCTTTGCTGGATTCCTCAAATAGCCCCTGCTGTGCCAGCACTTCCTGTATGGCCTGACCGCTATCTTTTGCCTGGCGAACCAGCTTGATAGCATCCTGCAGCGCGGCAATTGCCTGTTGATCGAGACCATCAACCGACTGAACTCCATCCACCAGCCCGGTGACGGCCTGCCGGTGAACGTCTCCGGATAGCATCTGCATCTGTGCAAACTCGCTTGCCGCTGTGTTGAGCGCCGTCAGGATGTTGCGCATTTCTGGATCCGGTTCTTCGGATACCAGCTTAACCAGGCGTTCATCTTTGTAGGCACGGGCAAAGATCGCATTTTGCATGCGGTCAATCAGCTGCTTCGTCGGGCGCCCGTCTTCGGTCAGCAGGCCCGCCGTCGCCGTGTCGCCAATCTCTTTCATAAACGCCCGGATAAAGCCGTCGTTTGAGCGTGCCAGCAGGTTGCCATCGTCGGACGGGTTGAAGATGGCCATCAGCCGCTCGTCGAGCATTTCGGCATCCACAAATGCTTTTTCACTCGCTGCCATTTCCTGCAAATCAGAGAGGTTGGAATCTTTCGCAAACTGCGCCCTATCGACGTCCGTAACACGCTCACGTACCAGTACCGGCATATCCATCTGCGCAATATCTGACGCTTTCAGGCCATAGTCTTTTGCGTGGTCAATCAGGTACTGCCGGTACTCGTCGGCCTGTCCCTGCTCATAGGCACGGGTAATACCCATTGAGCGGCCATTGCCCGACTCAACAACGTTATCAGCGCCCACGATTGGCGCGCCGTGGCTGCTCATGCCTGAATCGGTCAGCTTCCCCGGTCGGAGGTTTCCCGCGATTTTGGAGACCTGCACTTTGCTGGTCAGGCGGGTGCGGTCGCGGGGCTGCAACTCAGCCGGAAAAAGCGGGTTAATGGTGCCATCGAGGTTATTGGAGATAATCAGGTGGCGTGCATCCACCACTTTAAACGCGGTCTTCACTTCCTGCCCTTTGCCGGTGACAACGTATGACGATCGCCCCGTTACGGTCTGCGCTTTACGCAGTGACCCCACCAGCCCGATCAGGGCAAATATGCTGCCAGCGTCGCTCAGCAGATTTCGTATTTTCTCATTCAGCATTTTGATTCCGGGAATAAAAAACCCCGCCGAAACGGGGTGATGATTAAGCAGCCAGGCCGCTGGCCGCTATCCAGCTGGCGGTCTGTTTTCTCGCGTCGTCGAGCTCCAGATAAACGCCGATGTAGTCACCGACGCGGCGCAGCGTCTCGACAAAATCCAGCTGCGCCTGGCTGGTGAACTTACCGGCCAGAAACTCAGTAACCACTTCAGGAACGGGCTGATCTTCCTTCACGGGTTCGGGTTGTGGCTCAGTTACCGGCGCGGGTGCCGGTTCGCTGGTGGCGGGTGCTGGCGCAGCGCCATACCCCAGCTGGAGCATGATCGCCTCCATCTGGTCATTCAGATCCAGAAGGTCCAGCCCCTTAACGGTCGGGGCTTTGATAATCAGCTCGTCCAGCTGATCGGCTAAATCCAACTTTTGCAGTGCGGTTAAGCTCATGCGGCCACCCCGTTACGCTGTACGGCCACCAGCAGATCGCTCAGATGCTGCACGGCATCATTGACCAGTGATTCGTTTTCATCAAATACACCCGCGGCCGTCAGTGCGGCAATGGCCTCACGGACCTGGGTACGGCCAGCACGGATCACGTCTATGTCGTCGGTATCGAGCGAGGTCAGCCCCTGAAGGTAATCAATCGCCTTCTGCGCTTCGGTGTCTGCTTCCGGCACTGGCTCCGGCTCCGGCTGCGGTTCTGGTTGTGGCTCTGGCTGCGGGGCTGGCTCTGGCTCAGAGGTGTTTAATTCCTCAACCAGCGGAATACGCTTGCCGGTGATCATCGCGGCTTCTACAGCCTTCAGATACTCAGGGCTTTGATTAGTCTCCACATAGTCCGCCGCCTGCTTCATCTGCTCACTGCCATAACCCAGCGCTTCGGCCCAAGCATTTACCAGGTCAGACGCCCAGCCTACGAGATCGCCCAGGCGTTTCGCCGCTATCCAGAACGGGTCAGTATTTTCACGATCGTCAGTCACGTTGGTCTCTTCCTGCTTTGGTTCACCTGCTTCCAGGATCTGCAATCTGGCGTTAATGGCCTGATTGAAATAGGTCAGGTCTTCACCTTCCGGGTAGGCCACGCCAGTCAGGTTTTTACGGGCAACCATGCGCACCTGTTTTGCGTAGGTGTCCGGGTCTTCTGAGGACATTTCCAGATACTGTGCGGCGTAATCGCTCATCTTGTCGGCCACAGTTACGGCCAGCGCATCGAGATCAGCATGCGTCGGGATCAGCTTCAGCTCAAAGTCAGCAATCTCTTTGTCAGTAAGCGGACGGTCGTAGGAAATGATGCCGTTACGCGCAACGCCGCTATATGGCTGGCCTTCTGCTGGCTGGTCGGCAACGGAGGCATATTCAGGTGGTACCGCGCCGATACCCACTGGCCGGTTTACCAGCGCATAGCGCCAGACGGCTGCGGGTGTGTCGGATTGAGGCTGTGGTTCTGGCTGTGGTTCAGGTTGTGGTTCAGGTTGCGGCTGTGGTGTGGGCTCTACTGGCGCTGCAGCAACGCTATATGGCTCTGCCGCGCCGTTGCGGTAAGCCTTCAGCAGTTTGGTCGCTGCTTTACCCATTTCCGCGCCCTGGCTGGATTTGGACAGCATTTCATACATGGTGCCGTCTGCCTCGGTAATGATCACCTTGCCTTTAAGCTCGCCGTCCTGTTCATAGCTGTGATAGCGGACCGTCGCGCCGTTGCTCAGCGTCGCCTGTCCGTCTATGTTCAGGCGCGCTTTAACCTGGATAGTGCGATCGCTGAAAGTGTCCGTGCTTGCAGGCTCACTGGCTTTCGCCTGCTGCAGTGCCGCCAGCTGGCCGGTAAGGTCGGCATTAATCTGGCGCTGGGCTGCGACTTTGCCGCGCAGCGTCTGCTCATTGACTTGCTGCGTCTGCACGCGTGCGGTCTGTGTATCCACCATCTCCAGTAGTGCCGATTGCTGCTCTGCCAGCTTGTCCGTTTCCGCCTGGGTAGTTTCCACTTCGGCGCGCAGCTTAGCCTGGGCGTCCTTCTGCTTTGTGAATTTGCCGCTGTTCTTCTCGATCAGGTTTGAAAGCGCCTGCGTGACCTGCTGTAGCGACACATCCCGTCCGCCAATAGGGGCCACAATGTGTGTCACATCGCGCTTGTTGATCAGGAACTGGAACGCCACCAGCGTATCCTGATTGCGGATCTTACCGTTGTCAGCAGTTGGAGAGTGGAAAACCAGCGACACGCTTTGTCCGTCTGATAACGGGATCAGCGCACTCATAACCGGTATGCTGGCCACACGGCGCACTTTACCAATCACCGCGCCGCCCACGGTTTTTTGCCCGGTTGTATCCGCGCCTGCATCATCAGTACCGGCGCTGATATTGGTCCCGTTCAGGCCACGGTTTAACGCTTTCACAAAGGCGCGCATGGTCTGCGCCAGACGCATGCGCTCGGTGCTGATCGCCTCAAACATCGCACCCGGCACCAGGCTTTCATTTCCCAGGTAGGTGTGATCGATATCGTCGATAGTGGCGCTTTCCAGCATCATATCCGCGCTGCTGCCGGTCATCAGGCCGTCATAAACCGCCTGCGCCAGCACTGCGCCAGGTGTGCGGCTCTGGAGGTCCAGCACCATACGGTTGCTTAAAATCTCATTCATCATGCTGCCTCTTCCAGTTGGGCGATCTGCTCTTTCAGCTGGCGGGTGATCGCCTGCTCCTGATTAAGCTCGGTCTGTAAGCTGTCCGCTTTTTTCTGTGCCACGTCGGCATCCCGTGTCAGCTGGTCAGCTTTCGCCTGGGTATCTGCGATTCCCGCTTTGTACGCGTCACGCTGCTGGCGCACTTCGGCCAGCAGCTGTACCGACGATTTCACGCCGCGCTTTGGCTGCGGCGAATCGTCCTTACTGGCGGCGACGCGTGCCATCTTGCGCGCCAGCGCCTTCTGAAATGCCGTTGAGCCTTTCTTAAACAGCGCGGCCAGCTGGCGTCCCAGATCGGGGATTATTGTGACGTGGGTAAACGGCACGTTTTTGCCGTTCAGTTTCAGGCCGGAAATGTCGCCGCTGTCGTTGACCTGCACGGTCATAACCTGCTCGTCCATGCCGGTAAGGCTGAAGGTTTTAGTGAGTACACCATCCTTTTTCCGGGCTGCGCCGGCGGCGGTGATTTTGGCTATCTCAAAGCCGCTGGTAGCGATCGCCTTTTTCAGCTTCGCCAGTCCCTTCTCGTTGAGTTCATCAAAGCTCAGCAGGACGTAAGTCTTAGGATTCGACACGATATTCTCCCTGCTCTGACTTGCTAAGCTGATAAGTTCTGGTGACGGTATCCTGCAGTGGGAAGATTCGGTAAAGCGGGTTCAGGCGGCTGTTGCCGTGGGTGACGCGCACCGTCAGATACCATTCACCCGGCTCTAGATAGCGCGTGTCGATCAGCAGAAATTCCTCACTCACGCCTTTGGGTGAGAGGTCGAGTGTGCGCTGCTTGCCGGAGATAACCACTGTCGGATCGTTACTGTCGCGCAGCCAGTACTCAATTTTTGCCCCCGCCAGTTTGCCCGCGCACGCAATGTTAAAGCGGACCGGGAAGGCCAGCGCATTGTCACGCACTACCGCTACACCGCAACCCAGTAATGCCACTTTTTTACGTGCGAATGCGCAGCGATCGATAACCATCGCCGCCGCCATTGCTGTCATAAACAGGTTCTGGAAATCAATCATTGGCCGGAGCCTCCTTTTGACCCAAATACGCCGTTTATTGCCGCAATGAGTCGTTCTTTAAACACAGTTGAAAGTTCACGCCAGTTGTTACTTGAAACCAACACGGCGAGGTAAATCACGATTTCGTCCAGTCCCTGCTGTCGCGCAAAAAAATAAGCCGTCAGTCCGGTAATCAGCGCCAGCACCAACTCAGTGGTGAAATTGAATACGTTTGGTTTGATCCGGTATTCGCGTACTCCCAGCAGGAATACGCCTGTGCCGCTCAGCAAAGACAGGAGAAGCGAAACCGCGAGCATTTTTTCTACATCGGTCACATACCCCCCTTAGCACCTGGTAATCAGGTGGCGTGAGGGTAAGGAGTCTGTAATTTAGAGAGGTAAAGAAAAACAGCGCCTCCGGGCGCTGTTTAGAGTGAAAGGCAGGTATTAAATGTTTTTTTATCGGATTGAAACTGGCTCAGGGGGTGCTGGCCAGACAATTTCTGCAGGTGATGAAGTAATGACGGCTTTAAGTGCTTTTACATAGCCATTCCACATCTTCAGAGATGCACGGTCTTCATCGCTGATTTCATCAAGTAACAGGTCATTTTGCCATTCATTCATAGTTGCACGGGCTGCAGCAATTAGCTTGTCACGCTCAGCTTCTGCTCTGATGATTAGCTCACTTTCGCTATAAATACGCGGAACCACACTACCGTTGCTATATGACCAGTTACCGGTGTTGTTCGCTTCTGCTGGTACATTGTCAGGACTCAGCTCAACCACACTTAAATTCGCGGGCCAGATCTTAGATGCATCTGTTTCAATAAACCGAACGACACCAGCATCGTCGTAAGCAATTTTAATTGTATCTTCCGCAAATCGTGTTAGATGATAGTACCAATCAAGGCCGTCTTCCGTTTGCAGGAAATATGCACCAGGCATGATTAAGTCGCGGTGTTCATGATCATACGGCGTTAGTTTTTTAAGAGTCAGCATTTTTACAATTGTCCAATAGTGTACCAGTTACCGTTCACGGCTTTTTGAATTGCACGATAAAAAATCGTATCGCCGCCTGGCGTTGAGCCTTCCGTATACCATCCTGTCATTACGCAGCCACTAGGCACCTTATAAGTCCCGTTAAGTATTCCTCCTCCCTCGCCTGCCAGACGTACGTCCGAAACGATGTCGCCTGAACCACGTTGAAAGAAAGTTCCGCTTATCCAGTTACTTAAGTATCCCCCCCAGCATCCGCCGTAAACATTACCGTCGCTCTGAACAAATGAGCCACCATTGCCGGTATAAACACGATCACCAGCGACGATGTTGCCGCCCACATTGAGTTGCTGATTGAAGTAGCAATTGCCACCGATAGCAACGTCGTGACCCATATCGACCCTGCCGGTTCTAGCATTAAAATAAAGAGGCCTGAGATTATTCCACGTCCCCATCGGATCATTTTGGTTCGTTGCCATGAAATAGAAGTTAGTACCATCGAAACGCTGGAAAACACCAAATCCTCCGCTAATGATTCGAAAAGTATCCGGAGTACCAGAGGCTATCGGCTTATCAAAATAAACGCGTGGTCCAGAACCATCCAAAGTGAAGAAGCGGGTATTGTTGGAATAAAAGTCAAGCATTCCATCAGACGGACAAATTAAACCCGTATCCGAATCCCCAATGTTGATGGAAGCTGCAGAGCCAGCAAAAGCACCTGTTCCGAAGCTACCAATATTTATATGGTTTGATGCCCAAAATGGCCCCGTTACATAAGCGCCATTATTAAAATGTGCATCTTGATCAACTGTAAGCGTCCCCGTCAAATGCGACGCTGCACTGATATTAAGACGACCGGCAACGATATTCATGGTTGCCTGCCCCGTAACAGCCGCATCAGTTGCATCGACCACAATACGGGCGTCGTAGTCATTCAGCTTCGCAGTTGATGAATTAAAGTCGATATAAGGGTTTGCTGAAATAAGGCTGACCTGGCCTCTGAACTCCGCAGCATTAGAAGCCCTTAATATATCGCTAACTTCCAGTCCGCCTTTTACCGACAACGCGATATAACTGGCTGGAGTGGCAGTATCCACACCGCCTATAATTGTCTGACCGCGCAGATAGTTTGGTGCCGTTCCCTGCATATACAGGTTCCACCGATTTAATCCTGCGCGTTGCGTCATCATCCCTTCAAACGCAAAGGCCGCTTTAATGTTGAGATTGGCTTTGTCAAAAACACGGAACGACGACATTAGCCCTACAGTCGCGTTAGCATTAACAACTGTGCTGTTACTCCAGAACTCAACAACTTCCGGCACGTTTTGACCAGTGCTTCCGTCACCTACTGACATTTCCACACCAAAACCAATACCGCGAGTTGTCGCGTCTGCACCAATATTGGTGTAAGCCATTGCAGCAATCTGCGTCGCTCCTGTCAGATTGCCTTTGCCAGGTGCTGTGTTTCCAAGCGTCAGCATGCGTCCAGTACTGTCACTGCCACCGCCAAGTGCAAGGTGGCCTTTGTCGCTGAAAAGCGCGATATTCTGGTTCCACGTTACACCATTATTCCGGCTATCCACATCGAGGCGCAGGCTATTGCCCTCGCCTCTCAAGCGAAAGCCAGCTGCGTCTGCGTCACGATCAATGAATGAGACGGTAGGTGCAAAGCTGTTAACTGTGATCCCCTGAGTGCCATCACTGTTACTGCCCGTTACCACCAGCGCGGCATTGGTCAGATCGCCTACCGCTGTTGCGCCCTTCGCCAACACGTTTACCGGGCCGGTAAAGTCAGCTCCCCTGTTTACCGTGAGGTTGCCGCCGATAATCGCGTTGTTCAGGAGGTTCATTGTTGAAACGTTAGTTTCGCCCGTACCGTCGCCTGACAGGGTGAGCCATGTACTCGTGATTGAGTTACCCCACGTCACGGCATCGTTACTGTCTCTGGCCTGACCAAAATACCAGTGCAGCGTGTCATCTGACTTTTTGCCGCGCAGATAGTAGGCTTTGTCTTTAGTTTTGGGCTTCAGTTGCAGCGTAATTGCGTCAGCGGCAAAGAGTCCGGCTCCATCCGACGACAGGCCTCCACCACCGGTGATAGCCAGTCCGCCAGCACCCTGCAGTGTGGCTAAGCCGTCTCCGCCATTAAGAGCGAGGCGTGCAGTAACCACGCCGGTTGACGCACGCGCATCTATCACTATTTTTCCGCCGCCGTGCGTCATATTGGTAGTGGTAATGCCGCCGAGGATCCTGCCGCTCCAGGCATCACCACTTACTGCCGCCACACGGCCCACAATCTGCATGATGTCTGTTTCGTATGCCGGAGGTTTGTCATCCAGCTGGTCGGTCCGCAAAAATGTCATCGACGGTACAGACGGCTCAGAACGGATCACACCAATACGGTATCCAGCGCTGATTTGAGAACCGACGTCCAGATTTTTTGAGACCGTCAGCTTTGGCGTGTTGATATCGGTCAGCTTGTTCAAGCTGGTGATATCGTTGTTATCGCCTGCCTTTGCCGCGCCCAGATTAACCAGGTCCGCCAGTGTCATGCTGGCGCTGTCCATCACCTTCCGCCAGCCGTTTTTATCCGCACCGGCTGACAGCCCGGACCACGCCCAGTCGCCTGAAACTTTACCTGCCAAACGCAGATACATCACGCCACCTTGCGCCACCAGCAGCTGTAGGAGTGCAGCGTCGGCATCATATTTCCGGCGCATGTTGAATAGCTGGCCACGCAGTGTCTGCGTAGTTTTGCCAAGATCAACCGGACCGTCATTGAAGGTGCCGCTCAGTGTCCAGAAGGCATTCTGCTCAGTCACTGATACGTCGGCCAGTGAGGTGATTTTGCTGTCCAGTACCAGAGACGGCGCGCCCACACCAAACGCACCCACGGCCATCAGCGCACCCGGCGTCATATCCAGAGGGTTTGTCTGCTGGTCTGCCTGTGCGGCGGTACCGAGACCGAGATTTTCCCGCGCCTCCGGCACGTCCGGCAGATCAGCCAGATTCTCACTTGCAACCAGCTGTTTCTCGTTGACCAGCTGATCCAGCTCGATGTTTTTACGGAACATCGCTTTGTCGTGAATATCCGAGCCGTTATTGGCAATGACCATGTTTTTATCGATCATGCCTTTAAGGATTTTCAGCCCCTTGAGGTTAGCCGCAATCAGCTCATCGTCGCTGGTGTAAATCGAATCCAGCGTGATACCGACCTGCCGGTTGATACGGTAGTTGGTGACGATCATTGCCTGCGTAACCTGCGTGGTGCCAGTTGGCACAAGTACGCGGCAGAGCTCCAGCTGGTTCGGCGTCAGCGCAACTGAGATATCCTGCGCAAAGACGCGTGCGGCCTCAACTGTGGAAGTGATATCTACCTGATCTGTCTTCACGCCCAGCTTGTAGTTTGCTTCCAGCACGATACGGGTAGTTTTGCCCGCCACGACCGGCAACGTCAGATCGGCCAGGTGCTGTATGGTGATCTGGTGGGCGTTTACGTCGATTGAGGCCGCGCCCTGCCCGCCTTCCGCCCCTTTTGAGGTAACGACGACATTCATACCGGAACCGGCGACCGGCGCAAAGCCCAGGTAAAAGCCGGATCGCACAATGCCCTTCAGTTTGCGGTTTAAAGCGGAACTGGTGTAAGTCTCCAGGTACTGCATATCCGCCGACAGCGGTGCGGTGCCATATGCTTTCCCCGCCATAACGCCGATATCGGTAATTTCATTACTGCTCATGTGCGTTACGCCGTTTTCTGTTCGATGGTGACGATAAGACGGTAGGCCTTACCACGGAATACGGTGTCCTGCTGCAGGCATAGCACAGCAAACGCATTGCCGTCAGCGTCCACCAGCGTCAGCGTATTGAGATCATAGGCTTTGCCTTCCGGAAGAATGGCTTCATTCAGCTGAATGGTGATCGAGATATCAGCGCCCGTGCTGGTGAGGACCAGAGGCGTTTCAGTGAATTTACCGGTAAGGTTGTCATTGCTGAACGTGGAGGGAATATCCGCGATGTTCCAGCCGCCAGCGGCGTTACTGCTGACCAGTGTGGACTTGCCCCAGTAGGCTTTCACCATCTGGAAGCGGGAACCCTTGCCGATGGAGGATTCAGCGCGACGGATGTAGTAGTAATCCAGCAGCTTCGCTTTAAACAGCTTGCTGCTGACAGAGATAGTATCAGCCATAAAAAAAGCCTCTCAGAGTTAAGAGGCCAGAGGGTATGGAGTTCGTAAAATCCGATGGTCAACTACGCGACAAATTGCTCATAAAAAAGCGTGGCGATCGTGCTGTTGCCGCTGCCGTCGTCGGGCAGAGCCAGAACAAACTCTGGCATGCCGTCATAGGGAAACGCCATTGTCACGCTACTGCCGTCCGTGCTGGTGGCTGTGATGCCCTGGCTATTGCCCTTCTGAATGCCAACATACTGCACGCCACCGTCCGTGAATAACCGGGCGCGGCTGTCACTGGCAGCGCTGGCAATATCAATGGGCGCTGGCGCGCCATCAGGCCTTGCGAGGTAGTCATTGGTCCAGGCATCTGCAGCAAACATATCGTAGCGTTCGCAGCGCTTAACCTGGCGTAACGGCACGGCGGGAATATCGAACTGCTGCTGTGTGGCCATGTGCAGGTTTTTGATCTCCGACTGGAGATCGACGTAAGACAATTTGGCCTGATAGTCGATACCGGCGCTGATAAGCGTGATGTTTTCAGCGTCTGCGCTCATCTCAAACGAGATGAATAGCGCTAAGCCGTCAAACACGATGTGAAGCGGCAGCAGCGGCGCAATGATCCGGTCAAACTGGGTTAGCAGCTTCTGAACTGCAACATCCTGCTCCATGTAGCCATACCGCGTATATAGCTCATTCAGCGCCACCGAGATTTGCGCCCGTGACGTCAGGAAGAACTCGCCATATTTTGCTTCTGCAATCGCCAGGCCTTCTTTTGTGGTGAAGAAGGTGCCATATGGTGCCAACTCCTGATCCACCGGCGCATATAGCTCCTGCCAACTGACCGGCAGGTTATCGAACTCGCGCCAGAACGTAGAGGTGATCGGCTTATCGGTGCCTTTAAAATGCACTTCGTCCAGGCGCTGTGCCAGCAGTACGGGCCTACTGGTGTCCGTGGTCTCTGCTACGATGAAAAAGCGTCCATATTCGCTCATGCGCAGCGTCAGATCGTCCTTATTCATCGTGTAGTAGCTTTTGCGGTTGGTAATACGCTCCAGTATCGGCTCTACCGCATCCTCGAAAATGCTCTGGAGAGTATTAGCAAACCCTGACCACAGCTCAGAGCCCTGCTTTTCTTTGGTTAGCCGGTCTTTTACCCAGTTTTTAATCATGGCCGTGCCTTACAGGTAGTTAATATCAAACGTAGAGTTAGCCACATCGAGATAAATAAAATCGTTCAACTGCAGGGCCGTTTTCATATCGTGCGGGGTCAGCTCATAGGAGATAAACAGGTTCAGCTCTTCAATCACGCGCCACAGGTCTTTTACCTGCACCTGTGAGAAGTGCTTACCGGCTGCAACGCCATTCTGATCGCTGTCGCCAAACGTTGTTGCATCCCGTCCGAACCGTGCCTCAAGTGCTTCCTGAACGGCTTTTTTAGCATCTGACAGAATGACGTTCTTCTTCGCCAGCGCGGTCAGTGAGATCGTGAATGGCTCTTCCTGTGTCCGGACGTAGCGAAACTTCTTATTGATCTCATTCGGAATGGATGTGACAGCTGTCATGAGCAGGGTTTCAAGCTCAGCCTGCGTGTACCCCGGCTTGTGACCACAGAAGAAAATCGTGTTGATGTTGCTTAGTGACTTAATGCCGGTTGATAGCTCCTGTTCCTGCTCACCCCAGGCACTGATCCACGACATACCCGGTACAGCACGATTCAGAAAGTACTTGTAATCACCGCCCCACACTACCTGCTCGTCATAGGCCACGTAGTACTGTGCCCGGTTGCGCGTTTCCTCCGTGCTTTCAAAGCCGCTGCCGCCCGTGATTGGCGTCGTAGTCACGACTTCGATCTTGCTGTTCATGTCGGCAATATTACCCGCTGGCGTCAGTTTCTGGCCCTGCGTCAGAGTGGTGTCGCCCCGGCTGCACCACACATCCAGATCAACCTTACTACCGGTCTTCGGCATCTTCCCGATCGCACCGTCACCAAAGCGCACGCCCAGCTGCTCAGAGGGTTTGTAAACCAGAACGTAATGCTGGCTTGAGCCACGGGACAGACGAAATAACGGGTTATTCTTCCACAGCGTTTTGTTCTCGTTTTCCGTCACGTAAACGTCCATTGAAACTGTTTCCTCCGTAATATCACGCGGCAGCATTACCGTATAAAACGGTGCTTCAGCATCGATTGCGGATGACACGTTGACGTGTTCCATCTGGCGGACGTCGTTCACTACGACGCTATGGCCAGCAGGTATAATCACCACATCGGTTGTGACATAGGGCAGCTGTGCGTTCGACAGGAACTCCGCGTAGATTGGCAGCTGAATGTCTTCATCTGTTTTATTGGTAATCTTCACACTGCCCCACGACGGCGTGATTAAGTGACCGAGATAATTACGGTCTTCGGCTGCGGCCAGAATGCTTGATCGCTTCGTCGCCGTTGAGATAAAACCCTCAGTCAGACCGCGCTCAGCGGTAGTCTGTGCGGCGTAGATGATCTGCGCGCCAAACACGGCCATCATCTGAATGAACTGGCTGTTGGTAAATTTTTTCCACCAGCTGTTCGCCTGTAGTTGTCCGTTAAATTTTTCCAGTAGCTCCTGAATACTCACAATTTACCCCGATTAACTTTTGTTCATGGACACGGCCAGCGGGCCGTAAGATGTAATGAATGTAATTTGCCAGGTATCGACATTTTGCGGCGCGCAGCGGATAGCACGCAGACCCAGACCAGGCAGATCGATACGCAGCTTGCGGATCAGCGCGGCCTCAATGGCAACTTCCGTTAAGTGGCCGGTTTCAGAGCCTACCGGCTCATGTTTGAAGTCCTGCATGGTGTTCCCCCATCCCGGCAGGCCATAAACGCTTCCCTGTGGCGTTCTTAACCATTCTTCCAGCCGGGCAAGCCAGGCATTAGATTCCCCGCTCTTTACCACTACGCCGCCCTGATCCACGCGCATAAGGCAGTCAATTTCGTTTTGCATGTGTTAGTCCTGCAGTAGGTCGTTGAGCGCCGGATCACTGATGCTCAGGGTTGATGATGTGCGTGGTGCCGGTTGCGCCGTGTTGACCACTTTGTCCGGCGCGGTGTCGCTTTTTTTCTTCGTGACGCCCAGCAGTGCTTCCAGCTGGGTGCGCATACCTTTCAGCTCCTTCAGCATGTCCTGATCGTGATTGCTGGTATCGCTGCTCATCATCGGGCGCATGCCGCTGCGCGGAAGATCGGTCACGTTCTGGATCTGTGCCGGGTGATTCAGAAGCGGTTGCTGTGCAGGTCTTGTATGCGCCGCACTGCTGCCGCTCAGGTATGACTTACCGGCGCTGGCCAGCGTCTCCGTTCCGCTGTCGAGCCAGCCACCAGCTTTGCTTGTAAGCGGAGAAATGGCGCGCAGAATGCCCGGATCAGAAATGCCTGCCTGGTCCAGCACGCTGCTTACCATGTCGTTGCCGCTGAAGCCCCCAAGAGTCTGACTAAAGGTGTCGCTGATAGCGGGCATTATCGAGGCGCTGACGGCGTTTACCCCGTCTCTTGCACCGCCGAGCATGCGATCAAATAGGCCGCTGGCTTCTGGTGCTGCAGCTGGTGAACGGGTACTGGCCACAGTGATCGGCGTATCAGACGTGGCAGAGCCGGGACGGGCGCGCACGCTGTCGGTTGAAACGTGAGATGTGGCGGCTGGACGTGAACGGCTGGCTATCTGGTCCGGTGACAGTGCGGCCAGCTGGAGGCCTGCCGGGAGTGATTCACCAGCAGGCAGGGACAGGCCGCTGGTGGGACGTTTACGGGACATACCGGCCACACCCAGTGATTCAGTCGCGCCCTGCACTTTGCCGTCAGCCCACTCATTAAGCGCTTTGACCTGGCTCCATGCGCCAGCGCCGGCGTGTTTGATTTTCTCTACTGCGCCGCTGGCTGGCTTGTTCTTGTCGGCTTCCTTTGCTGCAGCAACCTGCGAGACCGTAGGCGCTGTCGTGGCGACTGCTGGCACTGCTACTGCGGGTGCTGTCACAGGTGCGGAAATTGGTGCAAGTGCGGCGGCAGGTGCCACCGCGCCCGCTGTCAGTTTCACCTTTTCGCCAGCAGAATAAAGTGAGTCCGCTGCAATAGGTGCCTGCCCCTGCTTCGCACGCGCTTCATTCACCGATTTCAAGGACTCATCGCTAAATTTCCCGCCGACCCATTTACCATTTTCATTGTGGCCAATGGCGTTCATCATGAAATCGTTCGTGACCTGCGGATTGCCGCCCTCGATAGTGGCAATACCGCGCATCATCTGCGTCATGACTTTTGGATCTTTCAGATTCAGCTGCTCATCGCCACGCACGCCCAGCTTTTTAGAGAGCGAATCCACGTACTGTGACGTGTTGTTTTCGCTCTCCGGCGCGTACAGCTTGATAATGTCCTGTACGGTATTCAGTTTTTGGTATCCGGCAGCTTTAGAGGTGCCTTCTGAATAGCTGGTTAGCTGGTTCGCCAGCGCCCTGAATCCTTCCTCCGGCGTGTTGAATTTGGCAAATCGCGCTTCGCCTTTGCCGTTTTTGGCCTCCAAGCTTGCGCCCTCTTGCCCGACATAGTTCAGGTTGCCAAAGTTGTTGTTGCGGAAGGATCGGACCTTCGCATTTGCGCCACCCACATTAAGATCAGCGCCGATGCTGTTTTTCGCAACGTCGGCATAGTCAGCGGTGCTTTTGCCCTGCGTACCTACGCCGTCCTCGCCCCACTCGCCACCCTGCAGCTGTGAACCCAGGCGGTTAATTGCCGTGACGGTTTTGGTAGTGCCATCGGTGATCGCTTTCGTCTGTTCAGCGCTGGTGCCGGTTAGCTTGTCATATACGCCCGACGCACTGGTTGAGAAGGCGCTGAACATGTCACCTACCTTGCTTAGCCCCGAATCCAGCCCCTTAGCTATATCGCCGGTATCAAATGTAAGTGATTTCGCAATCCCGTTCATACCCAGCGCAGAAGCGCCGGACGCCAGCAGGCCGGACGCACCAGATACCAGTCCGCCCATATTCAGCACGTTGGCGGTGGTGTACTCGCTCCTCTGCCTGCCGCTGATGGTATCGCCTTCTTTAACACCAAAGGCTCTCTGCTGGCCGTCTGTGTCGTTGTACCCTTCGTATGCGTCCATGCCCGCGCCGATAACGGTCCCGACTAATGGGATCGCTTTAAGCGCAGTTTTACCGGCGACTTTACCGGCAACTTTCAGCCCTCCCTTTTCCGTTGTTTTCTCAACTGCAGTCTGAGTAGCCTTCTCGCCAGCTTTAGACACTTCTTTTCCAGACACACTGCCAGCGGCAATAGTTGCACCGGCAGCAGCAGTTGTTGCCGCTGCACCGGCGACCGTTGCAGCCTTTTTGCCGCCTTTCAGCACTTCCATTGCCTTTGCCAGCAGACCTTTCTTTTTCGGTTTTGGCTTGGGTTTAGAGGCATCCGGCTTGCCTTTACCGTCCGGCAGCAGATCTCCGGCTACGTCAGCCACATCAGCAGCAGCTGACAGAGGTCCGCGTTTACGGCCGCGGCGTTTACGCCTGCCCGGAATCAGCGAGTCCATCAGCCCGCCAGCGCCCTTACTGGACGTATGAGACAGCTTTTTGACTTCCTCGCGCACGTCGTCCAGAGCATCCACAATGCGATCGTCATTAGCGGCGATAACTTTGGTTTGTTCCTGCGTGACTTGGATAGCCTTAGCCTGTTGAGCGTTTTTAAAACCGTCTGCGGATTTTGGCTTACCGATTGCTGGTGGCGTTCTGGCTTCGGTAGTTACAGGTGGATGAATTAATGGAGGCTCCATTTTCAGCGCAGCGTTGCCTTCCGTTTTACCCTGCATGAAGTTTTTTAGCGTAACGACGTTCTTACCGACTTCGGCAGAAATGTCATACATACCTTTACCCATCATCCAGAGCGGACCACCAGCAGCCGTGCCAGCAATGTCTGCGCCTGAAGACATACTATCGCTGTTCGTTTCAGTGGCAGATTCCAGCATACTCCCCAGTGATCGGAAAAATCCCTGCTGCTGTTTTTGCTCAGCGCGGCGCGCATTTTTTTCCTGAGTTTCAGCTGACGCAGCGGCAGAATCTGTACGTGCTTTAAAGCGGCCTCCGGCATCACGACCAGGCGTTTTACCCCCAGCCGTATTGGTTTCAGATTCCAATTCTGAATCAGCTTTCGACTGACGAACAGAACGTACATTTCTGACACTTGAAACGCCACCAGTAACACTCACATTGGTTTTTTTATTACCTTTTAAAGGTAAATATTCTTCACTTATCTGCCCTTTAGACTGCCTCCAGCTATCTAAAGACACGGAATTTTTGTTTTTATTACCTTCTAAAGGTGATTTATCACCTTTCAAGCGTCTTTTTTTGACACTTAAACTGTCATTTATTTCTGCAGGTAATTTTATTTTACTTTCTGTCCTATTTTTGTCCTTTAAAGCGTCATTTTTATTATTGATTTTTTCTTTTATTTCTTCAACTCCTTGCCGGGAAAGGGATCGTGTAACACGCACCCCTGTAGTCTCCTGGCGGTTATTCAAGTGTTGAGAAGGGCGTAATTTCGATATTTCCTGACGTATAAGAGCCATTTCCGTTAGTTGGTCACGGCTGGCAATCTCAATTGCGTCAATAATCTGGTTTAATTCCTGGAAATTCTTCATTCAGATCCGCTTCTGCTTCTTCTCAATTGTTCTGTGAGCGTGTTGTTCATCTGAATAGCGCGCCATAAAGGTAGTGCGTCAACGTCACCTACGGGCTGGCGGGCTGTCAGCGTCAGGTTGTCAATGATGGTTAGCCATCCACTGAGGTGAAAATCGTGGAACAAAAAATCCAGAGCGAAATGGGATA